CAGCAACAACATCAGCAGCAGCAACAACATCAGCAGCAGCAACAACATCAGTAGCAGCACAAGAAGCAGCAGCACAAGAAGCAGCAACACAAGCAGCAACACAAGCAGCAGCACAAGCAGCAGCACAAGCAGCAGCACAAGCAGCAGCAGCACAAGAAGCAGCAACAATAGCAGCAGCACAAGCAGCAGCAGAATTTATGAGTAAGGATGCTACTGGTAATGAAACTAACAATACTTTAAAACCTCTACCACGACAAAAAAATTTAATACCTCTACCTTCAGCATCACCAAGTTTTTTACATGCTCCACCAGAAGAATATAGTCAACAACCGATAATAGGAGGAAAAAAAGGAGGAAATCCTAATCAAAAATACAGCGATGATAATTTAAAGGCTCAATATTTAGACACTCAGAGATACAACAAGATCAAAGATAATAAAATAATAAATGAGTATCGAGATAGATTGAATGAAAATAAGGATAAGGTAGTATCAATCAAAACTGATAACAAGATTGAGCAATTATCTAATGATATTGATGTATATAATAGTTTAGATTTTGATGAAAAGGAAGGTAAGGATGAGACTGACGATATCATTAAGAAAATAAGGGATTTTGAGAATGACCCTAAAAACCCTATAGAAGCGCTTGAGCTTACCTTTGACGATCGAATTGTATTTATTATCGCAACATTTTTTATTCGCTATATAACTATAATCATGGTGCAATGGTGTATAGATATTAATATTATAAAAACATTTTATGAAGGATTCATATATTATGCTGTAATATACATTATATTATTTTGGTTTATTGTGTTATTCATTAATATAGATAATAGTTTCGATGTTAAATATATGAACTTTAATGGAATTATAAATAGCATTCGCACATTATTTTACTATTTTTATATGGGGACGAATGGAATATCACGATTACTTATCCATACGTCATTAATATTATTATTAATAGTAATCCCTATAATATTAAATATTAAAAAGAAGCCCGACTTCAAAGACGAAGATGACCAAGAAAGCATGAAAATATTAGATTACGAAGAGCGTAAGCAACTATCGAAAGCGCTATCGCTATTCACTATGTTTATATGGTTATTCACAAGTATAATAGCGACAAAGTTTTAGAATATTAGAATATATATATAATATCTCTAATTATTTTAGAAGGATACGATATAACAGTTAATGAATGATAACATACGCTATATATCTTTACAATATATCAAAGGGAATAATTATGAAGAAATAACATGTTTTAATTATGATGTTATAAGAGACATCTTAGATAATGATGAAAACTTTAAAGATATTTCTACATATACATTAAATGAGCTAAAAGAAGCTATTAGTGATGAGAAGTGTTATATTGGAGAAAGTTTTTTAAATGATTTAGTCAACTATTATAATTTTAAAGATATCAAAAAGAAAATAGAACACGCAAAGAGGATTATTAATGATTACAAAGATAAACTTCGCAATAAGAATAATGATTCTGATGTAGAAAAAGTGGCAAAAACAAAAAGAGATCATAGATATAAATTAAATAACATTTTAGGAGTATTAATAAATGGTTTAAAAGACAAAAAATATAATAATGATAATATTGGAAATGATTTAAATAACAAAGATGTGGATGATGAAATAAATATAAAATTTAATGAATTTCAAACATTAATAAACACATACAAATTTAATGGTAGTGAAAGTGTAGGTACACCTTTAAAATATATTCCCAAAAATTTTACTACTGGTGTAAACCCTATAAAAAGTATTATAGATAAAATCAAGGAAAAAAAAGAAGAAAACCCTCCAAATTTACAAAGTATTAGTAATGAGATAATAAATGGAATGAATATAATTATGTCTTCTGAAAAAGGTACAAAGTATGATTTTATAAAGCTACTTGGAACATTAAATAAGCTATTAATATATGAGGAAAAACAAGAGGGTTTAAAAGGTAAAACTGATATTAAAAATGCGGATGATTTATTGGATCTATTCAAGATCTATATAAAAATATGTAATAGAAATATTGATAAATATGATAATATATTTAAATATAATGATATTAGCAATATTGATGAGGCATTTATGATAGAATCATATTCCAAGTTTTTAAAGAAGTTAAATAAATTAAAAGAGAACTTGGAGAGTAAAGACAAAGGTAAATTAGAGAGGGCTTTGACAAATACATTAGAGAAACTATTCAACTTATATGGCATCAACGATTATCAAAAAATAATTAAAGGAGATGATGGAATAAACGAAACACCAGAACAAAAATATTTTAAGAATCAAATATTTAATTATTAGAGAATATAGAAAGTATATAACTTATTTTTACATATTTATATTTTACAATAATGTAATAAAAATATGAAGAAAAAGAGAAGAGATGAGTGATTTGACTGACATGTATAATTTAATTAGAATAAGCAAGGCCGCCCATACCGGAGAGGATACGAAGAACATTATAGTTAACCGCATAGATGCTTATTATACCGGTCATACTGGATGATAAGGAAAGAACGGCGGTGTCAATACGGGACATATTTAGAGTTCCACTCGGTTGATGCTCTTCGGGTTTAAGGGCGAATGAATAAACATTAATGCCTTGGTGAAACTTGTCAGGGGTATTCTCGTGGTGCTGATAAGGTTGAACGAGAGAGAAATAATCACCCTTGCGAGTAGCAAAGCGATCATTACCGTTAAGCATTATCTTTGCGTTGGTTACAGGGTTGGTGGAATCGAGATGATCATTCGAAGTGCCACCACCAGCGGTTGAGTAATTGTTCCAATATACATTTGTGCCAGTATTCTTGATAGTCCATACTAATTCCTTACAGGGGTGATTGAAGTTCATTCGGATGCTCTTCATGGAATCGCCTGATGAGGTGATAGAATCAGCACCGGTGAATTGAAGTTGTTCAATCAAATACTCGTGTGATAGCTGAGCAAATCGGCGGCGTTCATCAGTATCAAGGAAAATGTAATCAACCCATAGGGTAGCCTTTTCTAACTTAAGAGACACGGTGGTGCCAAGAGGGGCAAGTGAACCATTCGCTGTGTATCCAGTAGTTTTGATTTCTTCTTGGAAAGTATAGTTAAAAGCACTTGTGTCTTTCATTAATGCCTCGCTTTCATATTCAATATTGATCTTAACTTCATGATATTGGAGAGCGATTAAAGGAAGGGCGAGGCCAACATTACGACAGAACCAGAACTCGAGGGGGACATATAGTTCATAATTTTCACCTACTACAAGTTTGGTTGAGATATTACGGGCATTAGCACCAACCATGACGTTATATCCATCACGCTTTCCAATAGGGAGTGAAAGTTCGTTCCAGATATATAGCCATTCAGAGTAATGCTTATCTATGCGCTGGCCACCAATCTCAAGCTCAATAGTTTTCAATAGTTTGTGTCCGAAGTTGGGAACAAGAGCGACAGCATCAGTTGCTGTTCCTGAAGCAGTAATCACACCGTAGAAATATACACGATGAATTAAATCACCGTTACGTGTTATTTGGAAACTTACACGAGAACCGAGAGAATTACTGCCAGTAGGTGTTTGTTCGATAGCCTCGATAGCGAAGTTAGTATGACGACGATATACAACTTTGAAAAAGGTAATTTGAGGATTACCAGTTAAATAAACATCCTGTGCTCCGTAAGCTACTAATTGAAGAAGACCACCACCCATTCACGCTATATTCTTTATACTATTAGAGGAGAAAAAAAAAAGGCCATTAATACATTCGTTATATTAATTACATTTGTTTATTGTTTTAAGACAAGGTTAATATAATGTTATATCGTAGTATCATTATATCAATATTGTGTTATTACTAAAATTACTTAGAATAATTATGTAAATGTTATTAGTTAGAATAAGCAAGCCCGCCCATACCAGACAGTATGCGAAGAACGTTATAATTAACCGCATAAACATTTAAAGTCGAAGAAATGTTAGCTCCAGTCAACGATGAATCGAGATCAAGAGAAAGAGTAGCAGTATCGATACGAGACATATTTAGAGTTCCACTCGGTTGATGCTCCTCGGGTTTAAGGGCAAATGAATAAACATTAATACCAGCATTTGTAGGTATATTCTCGTGATGCTGGAATGGCTGGACGAGATTGAAGTATGAACCTGGGCGGACAGAGAAACGGTCGTTGCCATTAAGTATAAGTTTACCACTAACAACAGGATTTATAGAAGCAACGCCTGTAGAGGAAAAGGCGGTATTGTGTAGCGGGTTCTTGTTATAGAAGTTGTTAGCAATCGTAACATTAGTATGAGCGGTGGTAAAGTTGAACCAATTGTTGTTAACATCGTATTGGTTAGTACCACCAGCAGTCGACTTTTTATTAGCGAACCAGACAAGTTCCTTACAGGGGTGATTGAAGGAAAGCTTTGAGTTTAATTTAGTGGATGAGATAGATTCTGAACCGGTGAATTGAAGTTGTTCAATCAAATACTCATGAGATAGTTGGGCAAATCGTCGGCGTTCATCAGTATCAAGGAATACATAATCAACCCATAGAGTTGCGTTAGGGAAGGTAGAAAGAGTGTCAGCAGCACCTTGGCATAAAGCACCAGTCTCGAATTGGATATTGATCTTAACTTCGTGATATTGGAGAGCGATTAAAGGGAGGGCGAGACCAACATTACGGCAGAACCAGAATTCGAGAGGAATATAAAGGGTTTGGCCATCGAGAGAACCTCCAGATTGACCAACCATCTTGTTATAGCCATTACGCTTTGATTTAGGTAGAGAGAGTTCATTCCAAACATATAGCCAATTTGAATAATGCTTGTCAATCTTTTGGCCACCAATCTCGATCTCTACATAATTGATTAAACGAAGACCATAGAAGGCGCAAACATGTGTCGCATTAGGTATTTTAAGAGAAAGATACATGCGATGAACTAAATCGCCATTACGAGATATTTGGCAAGTTACACGATTACCATACCCTGGAGTTCCGTTGAAGGTTTGTCCAATAGCCTCAATAGCGAAGTTAGTATGGCGACGATATACAACCTTGAAAAAGGTAATTTGAGGATTACCAGTTAAATAAACATCCTGTGCTCCGTAAGCTACTAATTGAAGAAGACCACCACCCATTCACGCTATATTCTTTATACTATTAGAGGAGAAAAAAAAAAGGATTAATTAATAACACCTATTATATTAAATTACACATTCCAAAGTAATACAAAGTAATACAAAGTAATACGAAGTAATATAGTAATATTTAATTAGAATAAGCAAGGCCGCCCATACCGGAAAGGATACGTAGGACATTATAGTTGACAGCATATATATTGATACCATCGTATGTTACTGTGACAGGAGTTGATAGGGTATTTTGTATTCCTGTACGAGTAGTAACCATAAGAGTAGCAGTATCGATACGGGACATATTTAGAGTTCCACTCGGTTGATGATCTTCAGGCTTGAGTGCGAATGAATAAACGTTGATGCCAGGATTGCTTGGGATATTAGTGTGATGTTGATAGGGTTGAACGTAAGAGAAGTAAGTTCCATCACGAACGCTGAAACGATCGTTACCGTTAAGCTGAAGAATGGTATCAGCGAAAGGAGATGATGCTGATATTTGGGTAGAGTTAGTATTACCAAAGTTAAAACCAGCCATATAATTGGAAGCAGTAAAGTTAGTAATAGAATTAATACCATTCAAAGAGCGAGGGTATGGCTCAGCAACTAAAGCGGGTGTTAGATCAACATTATCAGTATCGGTGTAATTGTACCAGCAAGCCTTGCGGGCATAATTGTTAGGCTTAGCGACCCAGATTAGTTCCTTACAGGGGTGATTGAAGTTGAGCTTAACACGGTTAGTAGAACCAGCGTTAAGAGTTTCAGTACCGGTGAATTGAAGTTGTTCAATCAAATACTCGTGAGATAGCTGAGCAAATCGTCGGCGTTCATCAGTATCAAGGAAGATGTAATCGACCCATAGAGACATTTCATTAATATCGGCGACAGTTCCTGAGGTGGTTCCGGGAACATATGCTTCAGTCACAGTAGTTATAGTGCTCTTTAAGTCGATAAGGCATTTTTCCTTAGTTTCGAACTCAATCTTAATCTTGACTTCATGATATTGAAGAGCGATTAAAGGAAGGGCGAGACCGACGTTGCGGCAGAACCAGAATTCAAGAGGTATATATAGGGTGGTATCGTTGAATGAAGTAATATCCTTATCAGCACCAACCATAGTATCATAACCATATCGCTTGCCACGAGGAAGGGAAAGTTCATTCCAGATGTATAGCCAGTCGGAGTAATGCTTATCTATTTGTTGTCCACCAATCTCGATAAGGACTGATTTAACAAGACGGAGACCTATGTAATTGACATATCGTGCTCCGGTACCAGCACCAGCGTTAGTAGCATCTATAGTAATTTTGGGTAAAGTAACTTGAAGATATACACGGTTAATTAAATCGCCATTACGAGATATTTGGCAATTAACAGTCTGTCCGTATCCTACAGTTCCGTTGAAGGTTTGTTGGATAGCCTCAATAGCAAAGTTAGTATGACGACGATATACAACCTTGAAGAAGGTAATTTGAGGATTACCAGTTAAATAAACATCCTGTGCTCCGTAAGCTACTAATTGAAGAAGACCACCACCCATTCACGCTATATTCTTTATACTATTAGAGGAGAAAAAAATATGAATTAAATGTATCTATATGTATTACTTATATTTATTATATAAAAATTAATATTAATTATTCTATTATAACGATGTTCAAAGAAAAATCATCAAAAAAAAAATATATTTCCGACAATAATGAGGTTTTTACTTTAGATGCCATGCACACCAACATTATAAAGAAGTTTGAGCTTACAAATAAAGACAAAGAGAACTACAAGATTTTATTGCTGGATTTAGAAGCTCAATCGAACCTTATTATGGAAAATATAGAGATTAATAAGAATGTTCATGATAGGGAATATGTAAATATTTTGTGGACAAGCAATATTAATATAAGAGAGAAAATTATTGAGCTTAAAAACAATATTAAAGAGTTGGATTCATATAATGAAGTGGAATATTATAAGAATACGAGTTATATATTATTTCAATATTATGATACTGTAGAGAAGCAGTCAAAAATAAGTAATACGCATACTTCTATATCGAATGGTATCTGTATTTCTTCGAGTGAATTGTTAAGCAGACAACCGAAGATTTACAAGAATGATTCTAAGAAGAAGAGGTCTTCTGTTTCAGCGACAACAATAAATGTTTTAGATGCTCTTAATAATTTGAATATGGAAAACAATTCAGTTAGCGATATAAATAAGCCTTTACATAAACTTAATAATAGCTTAAATAGCTTGAATAGCTCGAATAACTTGAACAGTCAGAATAATCCGAGTAATCCGAATATGTTTGACTATTCAAACAGCGTTAAAGAGAATGTAATTGATAAGAGTTCACTTGTTGATAAATACATGTCTATAATAAATAAAAAGTATGTCAGGAATGTTGAAGAGGAGGATATAGAGATATGTAAGAATTGTAAGAATCAAATGACGTGTTTACAGCATGACGCTATAATTATTTGTAATATTTGTGGGTATCAAGAATTGCTGTTGGTAGAGCAGAATAGACCTATATTAAAGCAGAATACAAAGGATACTTCACATTTTAGCTATAAGCGTATTAATCACTTTAGGGAATGGTGTAATCAGGTTCAGGGCAAAGAGAGTACAGATATACCAGATGAGATATTTGAGAAGATTTTAACAGAAATAAAGAAGGAGAAGATTGTGGATACTAAAACAATAACATATAATAAAATGAGGGATATACTCAAACGTCTTAGGATTAATAAATATTACGAGCATATTAATTATATTATAAATAGGATTAACGGGATACCTACACCACAATTTAGCCAAGAGCTGGAGGATAAATTATGTAATATGTTTAGAAATATACAAGCGCCATTCTTGAAACACTGTCCGAAAGACAGGAAAAACTTTCTGTCATATAGCTATGTTTTGTATAAGTTTTTTCAAATATTAGGACTGAATGAATATCTTAAATATTTCCCACTATTAAAAAGTAGAGAGAAGCTATACGTTCAAGACCAAATATGGAAAAAAATATGTTTAGAACTTAATTATGAAATAATACCTTCTTTGTGATATTACATATATTACATATATTACTTTATTACTTAAAATCCGTTAGGGAAACCAACCATCCTGAAGCCAGCACCAAGACCAACACCTTGTCTTGCCCCAGCAGAAACCGCAGGTGATAGCAGATCAAGAACAGAGAATGTACAAGCGGCTGTTAAGGCGAGCATCCAAATCTCACTCCAATCTAATTTATTATTAGGTAATATGAGGGCGACAAAAGCAACTATGAGACCTTCGAAAGCATATTTAAGAAGTCTTACAACTACATCCCAGAAATCAATAGAATATTCCATTATTTATTAAATATCTTATTTATACTATTATTATATAATAAAATATTTTAGACTTATTATCAATAAACATATATAAGATTTATAATATATAATATTATTAGAAAAGATATCATAAAATGTCAGCCGAAGAAAGCACCACAGTCTCGAGCGTTACAAGCGTCAAGGAAGTAGATTATTTGGATGAGGACAAACCAATCCGAGGGCAAAACTTTGTATTGCTATCATTCTTAAGCCCTGAGGATGTTCTTGTGAATAAGGAGGCTTATATGTTCAGTCAGTTTATTAGTAAGTTTAGCAGCGACATGACTAAGCTATTAGATGGTATTTCGACGAAGTATAGCGATTCAAAGGACTTTGTTGAATCTGTTAAGGAGAATAATGCCTTTATCTTTGATCCTAAAGATATGAGCGAACAATATGGATTTTATAAATCTATAAATAACCAAGAACTGGAGACCTCATATCATCGTGATAATAACTTTGTTACTTCTATTAGGGGAATTAAGGTAAGAGGTGTATTTGATACGATTGATGAAGCCAAAAATCGAAGTGAGTTTATTAAGAAGATTGATAACAAGTTTAATATTTATATTGCTCAAGTAGGTTGTTGGTGTCCATGGTCGCCTAATCCGGATTGCTTAGAAAATCAAGAATATGCCGAGACACAACTTAATACTCTAATGAAAGAGTACAAGAAGAATATGAATGACAAGGATATTATCTTTGAGAATAGAAAGGCATCCCTATTTTCTACTGCTGCTACGGATTCAACGACTGATAAACCTCCTTCTGATCTGGAAAATGATGTAGTTCCCGGTACTGAAGCGACAGCTGCGACAGCTGCGACAGCCGATGTGGATGTATCAGAAACAAATCCACCGATTGAATTGTCAGAACTTAAAACCAGTATTGAACAGGTTGATGCGTGGAGTTCACAAAAACTCGGACTTCAATAAATGAGCATTTATTATAGGTTAGGTTGTATATGAATTTAATATTTTTTTCTTATTTCTTTATATTAAGAAATGAAAGCAATAGCAATTTTTTTATTATTTATAGGGTCTATCATGATTATTCAAGGATACTATAATAATAAATCTGTATGTAAAAAAGATAAGGTAGTTGTTAAGTATATACCAAGAAGTATTTATGAGGAACAATTAAAACCCGCAGAAAGTCTTCAGACATTTTATAGGGGTATGTTTGAAGACATTTTATTACACTAATCTGTTTTTTTGTTTTTTGTTTATTTTTATCCTCGATATTAGTAAATGGATATATTAAAAGATATTGAAAAAAACATTCTAAATATTAATATGTATAGCAAAGATAATGATCAAGCAAAGTTAAATATAATCAAAAAACAGATTGGCGATTATTTTAAATACAAAAGTGATGAGAATAATGTAATTACTCAAAAGATGATAAGATACGAGGAAGAGTACAAAAAAGCACGAGAAATAAATAATTATGAATACGAATTATTTTTACAAAATAAAGAAGAACGATATAATATATATAAAGAAACCAAAGAGCTATCATCATTATATGATTATTTAAATTATAAATACGAAAATCACAAGAGCATCCCTGATATATACACATATGAACATATAAGATTAGAAGAAGATAGAGCAAGCGGTCGAAAGGAAGTAAAAGATACTAATGGGGCTAAAGATGCTAAGGGCATTATTAACAAAGAAAAAGTATGTCCTGAAGGTAAAGTACTAAATCCTATAACAAAAAGGTGTGTTAAAGCTCCAGTTGCTAAGAAGGCTAAAGATGTTAAGAAAGATTCGAAGGAACCTAAGGAACCTAAGGAACCTAAGGAGCCTAAAGAGCCTAAGGAACCTAAGGAGCCTAAGGAACCTAAGGAACCTAAGAAAGCTGTGAAAGTCAAGGAGTGTCCGGAAGGTAAAATCTTAAATCCTGTAACCAATCGATGTATCAAAGATGTTAATTATAAGAAACCTAAGCCGCCTGTGGTACCTGAGCCTTCATGAAAAATTATAAAATAGATAATTATATAGGAGATATTATGGTAAAAAATATTCAAGATAATAGAACATTTAGGATAAACTGGTTTAGCTTCTTCTTCGCTTTTTTATTAGGAGTTATATATGTGTATATTTCTTCGCCACCAATAAGAAGTATTATAAAATATCCTACACCTTACAACGCAAATAAAATAGTATATAAGGATCATAATCACCAGTGCTATAAATATAGCGCAGAGGAGGTTAAGTGTACAGCAACTTCTTTAACACAGCCTATAATATAATGGGATGTTCCAGGGAATATCTATAATTATTTTTTTAAATTTTAATAGATTAGAATAGAAGTTAGATGAGTAAAAAGATAGTGATGGGGACAGGGAAAGCGAAAGATCCTTCGGGGTTAAGAGTTACTATTGACAGATTGTTTTATGATGATACGGGACAAATAATTGTTAGCGCACTATTTGGTCTTGCGTTAGCTCTGCTTTTTAGGCGTATTTGTAAGGATAATTGTGTATTGTATTCGGCACCGGACATTAAAGATATTGAGGAGAATATTTACAATCTTGAAGATACATGCTACAAGTATAAATCATACCCAGTCAAATGTAATGAATTAGATAAACCGTTAGAACCGTATGATATTAATAAAACGCCTGATAATCTAATAAGTGTCCCTGGGTTTTTTGAGAGAACATTTTTTACTTCTACATAAAGCAAAATCCATATTGCGTAATATAATTTATATTGAAAATATTATATATCAATAGATAGAATTATAATAATGTCAACACCTATAAGCACATTACCTATGAAAACGCAACAATCAGGCGCTGCTGGCGGAGCAGGCGATACGAATGACATAAATGACCCGATAGTTCAAGATGTTTTGAATGAATTCCAAGAAGAATTAATGATATCCAAGCAACCTAAATCTTCACAATTCTCGCAAAGTATGCCTCCTCAAATGCCACCTTCGCATATGCTACCACCGCCGCAATATCCTCCATCACCCTATCCATCTATGGCATATCCTCCGCATAGCCCTAATATGAATGGCGGTCATGGCGGTAATAACAATAACAATAGCAAATATGATAATATTTCGTCATATTTAGATACTGATGTGGCAAAAAGAAGTTTGATATTAGTGATATTAGCAGTAATTATATATCATTCTGGTATTATTAATACAGTATATGAAAAGATGCCCGAATATCTACATGAGAATTTAAGTAATTTTGATATATATATAAAATCAATATCACTATTCTCGATAATTTATGTTCTATCGTTCTTTGAATATATTTAGAATAAAACTTAATGTCCCGCCACGTCCTTAAGTCCTTTCCTTAAATCCTTTCCTTAAGTACTGTCATTAAAACCTTCTATAATCGGCGTTAGCAATATTAGCGTTAGCATTAGCATTATTACTTTCTATACTGGTTCTTGTGGAACTTGACGATGATATTAGGTTGAAATTTTTAAGGAGGAAAAAGACGGCTACAAAAAACGTGGTGAATATTACGAATATTGTAATACCAAATAAAATTGCGTATGAAAGAGTATCATAGTTGCTTTTATTAATTACAACGATTGCTATAATAATTATAGCATAAAATAATACAAATAGTGAAAATACTGATATAAATAAATACTGGTTCTTTTCAGAAGTATAATATGCCCATAATAATGTTCCGCATACTACAAGGGTAAGCGTCGAATATCCTAAAATCGTAAATATTTGCTCAACTATTTTATCATTCTCAGAATTTGAAACAAACTGTTCATACATTATTTAAATAATCTCTTAATAATAATCTATATTTTTAATTTGTTTTTATAATTACTTTTACTCTAATTATATGGTATTATGTGGTATTATATGATATCGAATGAAAGAGTTCCTAAGTATACGCTATTTGTATCATATCCACGCATATGTATATTTTTAGTATCTAAACCTTGCGAACCATATACATCCTCATTATATATACCTTTATTAACGCCATGTAATTCATTATTATATTCTGTTGGATTAACAATATTTGATTGTGCCGCCAAAAGGTTCTCTTCTGTTATATAAGGAACAAGCATACCATTAGCATCATTTGTAGACATGGTTTGTTGCGCAAGCTCAGCAATCTGCGCATTCTTATCAGTATGAATATGAGACATATTCATTTCACATTTATCACCGCAATCACAGTCTTTTTTACCGCATCCACAGCTGTTAGTATTGCCACTCTCTATACTATCGCTATTGTCTTCGCTTTCGCCGCTTTCGCCGCTATTACGGACAAAAGCTTTTTGTGGTCGCCGTGGATCGCTATCAACGCCAGTAACGCCAGTATCGTTGGAAGTGTTTTTACTTTTGAGTTCGCTTGTATATATTCTAAAATATAGCGATAATAGACAGATTGATAATATGAAACCAAAAATATTATCAACAAGTAATAGAAATAGCATACATGTTAAAGCTAAATAAAATTGGATCATGGCGTCTTTAAATAATGCCTTGAAGGGGATCTCTTTAATTATTAAAATTGAGGCTAATAATATTACAGCTAAGGCTCTGAAAGAATTAATAATAATCATAATATAATAATTTTTTATTACTTATCTACTATAATCCATATAAAAAAATGACACTTATATCTATATGTATTTAATATAAATAACTAATAACGAGAATGTATTCGATATTATCAAAAAATGGTTATGGTATATTAAAATCTTCTCTGACTGAAAAAGATATCGAGCATTTAAAGAAGGATTTAACTATGGTTCCGAGAGTTAACTTTGACGCAGGAACCGCAAAGAACAAAAACAGTAATTCGACGGAAGATTTAACTTTCCAGTTATATAGTGAGAATGATAAGAGAATTTATATACCTCGATATTACGGTTTACAAAAATATGGTGCGCCTTCTCTATGTAAATTAACGGGTGGTGCGGATATAAATATTAATTTTATTGGGTCTCTTAGAGAAGTGCAACAAGAACCTATTAGCAACTTTCTAAAAGCCGCAAAAGATCCTCTAAAAATGGGTGGTATAATATCGGTTCCTTGTGGTTTTGGCAAAACTATTATGAGTTTATATATCGCATGTAGTTTAAAAAAGAAAACAATATTTATAAGTCACAAAGATTTTCTAAATCAACAATTTTTAGATACCATCAAACAGTTTGCTCCTGACGCAAAAGTTGGGATAATTAAACAGAAGAAGGTTGATGTAGTTGGCAAGGATTTTATAATTGCGTCTCTACAATCTCTTGCGATGCGAGACTATGATACCAGTATTTTTGATGATATTGGATTTGTTATTATAGACGAAGTTCATCATACAGGTGCTCAAGTATTTTGTAAAGCTTTCAGAAATCTAAACAATCCTGTAATACTTGGGTTATCTGCGACCTTGAATAGGAAAGATGGTATGCGCAAGGTTTTTGAGTATTACATAGGAAAATCAGTATATACTATGAAAAATAAGGAGTTCTGTGATGTGAATGTTCAGGTTCATAAATATTTTGAAACACATGTTGATTATTCTACTGTAAAACTTATGTGGAATGGCAAAGAGAATGGTGCGGGAATGATTAATAATGTTTGTACATTTAAACCACGTACTGAATTTATAATTTCCCTTTTAATGGATATTTTAAGAAAGGAACCAGAGAGACGTGTGCTTATATTAAGCGAGCGCCGAAATCAATTAAAAGATATAGAGAGTTATATTATAGAAAACAAGATTGCTGAAGCTGGTGGTGTACCAGGTTATGGATTTTACGTTGGCGGTATGAAGCAGACGGATCTTGCGATCACCGCTGAAAAGCAAATAATTCTTGCGACATATCAACTTGCTTCCGAGGGCTTTAATGTACCTTCCTTAAATACTATAATATTCGCAAGCCCAATCTCAGATATTCAGCAATCAATAGGGCGTATTCTTAGGGAACCTCCAGAAAAGCGAAAATATACACCACTATGTATTGATATACTTGATGACTTTTCGATATTTAAGAGAAAAGGAGGGGCAAGATTAAAGTTTTATAATAACAATAAATACAAGGTTTCCTTTTACATAGATAATGAAAAAATAGAGAGCGATGAATGCTCTGTTATTGATAATAATAATGGTAATAATGATAATGACGACGATCCTGATAATTCTAAAAGTAAGATCAAGTTTATCGAAGACGAAGACGAAGACGAATGAAAGACATATATAATATATTATATTATTATAGTAAAAGAATTATGAATTATGAAGCATATTATATCATATTTTTTGTATTTATAGGAATATTAATAATCTTCTATTATTACAACCTACATCAGCAGCAACAGCAGCAACAGCAGCAGTATCTCCAATATCTTCAGCAGCAGCAAAGTAATAACCAAGTATTAGCAGCAAACAATAAGAATAGAATGAATATGAATGAAGACCATCTAAAAATATATGATGATTATTCAAAATATAAAAAAACAAATAATACAGACAGCTATACATATAACATAGATAATGTAGATATACTCAAAGATAATCCCAGTAATAACAATAATAAGCTTGGAAATCCAAATAACGATAATTATGAACCTGAATTAGAAGAGGTATATAACAATACTTTAAGAGGTGATAAGAATCATACAAGCAAACCTGATGAAGTTTATGATTATTGTATAAAACCTAATAAGTCTGATTTACCTATCGTAAATCCTCCATTACAATTACTTAAGAATAACGCACCTCTAAGGTTGTCTGAGAGACATTTCTTATAGTCTTCTTCAGTCTTCTTCAGTCTTCTTCAGTCTTCTTCAGTCTTCATCTTTACTCTCGAATAAGTCGCATGGAATTGTTGTAATTCGCAGTTATTTCCTCCTTAATTGCGGTAGATACACCATTATATTTTATGAAATTATTAAAGTGTGTGAGAAAACCATTTATTTTTTTATCTGTATCGATTTTATATTTGTATGTGAATGGGTTGATATTAAAATAGCAGTTTAAAGCGGACTGTTTAGAAAGCCGCATGTTCTTCCAAATTGTATCGCAATTGATACACCAATTTCTTTCTGACCTCTTAGGCTTTTTCTCGCCTGTTTCCTGATCTTCTTCTTCGCTATCGCTGTCAGTATCGTAAGTTCTTATTAAATATTTAGAATATTTGCCAACATTATCATAATACACGCTATTTCTGGTATTCGCAAGCATCACAGAAAGATCATAGTATTTCTTGAGATTTTCGTCGCTCTCCAGAATAGCATAAGGCATCACAATATCATATACATATTTGTTATTGTGTGAATGCGTGTCAATCTTCTCAATATATACCTTATCCTTATTACCATCATCATCGAGAACCACAATAAACAATAAATAGTAAGGTTCCCTGTTGTGATGATAATGTAATGCCGAGAACTCAAGCGAATCGGTACAGTGTTCGAAAAATCTCACATATGTATCTTCGGTTTCAACGGTTTCGACGGTTTCAACAGTTTGAACAGTTTCAACAGTATCATGAAGAACAGACATTTCAGAAGTTTTTATGCTACTGGTTGTTTGTTGCTTACTTGTTGTTACTTGTTGTTACTGGCTGTTGTTTGCTGTTGTTTGCTGTTGTTTGTTGTTGTAGTATCAAAACGTGTCTTGTAGCAGAGCGCAAGACGAACAATACGGGTTGCGCGTAATTATATATTAAAAAGAAACACAATCAATTTTTATTATTCTAATAGTGGTTTAGCACATTTATATTCTATATCATAAATTAATCCCTCTAAATATCTATGATTTATATGATAGTTAAGTATGTCTATTAAATTATCACGTTCTATTATTTTAGCGTTGGATAAGTTTAATATCCCTCCTATCTGTTGAATAATTTCTACATTCATATATATAATTTGTTTTACAAAATCATAAAAATCTATAATATGATATAATAATTCAGCCAAGCATCTAAATGAAGTCTCCTTTTCCAAAATAAAACCATTTTTATTTACACCTTTTGTAATCCTTGTATAATAGCTTGTAGTGAAATAGGTATCGTTAAATAATTCGATTCCTTCGTCATTATCCTTATATATATTATATATGAAAAAGTTGAATATCTCTATCTTATTTATATCTATATCAAGGGGTTTTATGTAATATGATTTGTAATAAAGAGATGTATTGTATATTAAAGAATTGTAAAACCGGTATCCTTCATATTTAACCTTGTAGTTAACATACTTCTCAACAATCTTATCAATACAAGACTTAACAAGGAAATCTGAGTAGTTCAAATTATCTATATAAGGATCTTTCGATAATTCAAGCAACCTATTGAAACACTTTAGATTTATATATTTATAATCATTCTTCATGTCATTTATAATAGACTTATATAGCATCCTATATATAAGTGTCAAAGTATCCTCTGGCAACATATCTAAATATGTAGGCATATCTATACCTATATAACTATATGTAGTATATATAACATATATATCATTTAAATAAATAAAATAAATAAATAAAATAAATAAATAAATAAATAAATAAAATAAATAAATAAATAAATAAATAAATAAATAAATAAATAAATAAATAAATAAATAAATAAATAAATAAATAAATAAATAAATAAATAAATAAATAATAAAAATAATAAAATAAATAATATATATCATACATACACTAACATGATCATCGGTGTATCAAGTTAAATATCTACTATATAAGGGGCAAATTTCTTTTGTCCCTTGGCGCTCATTACAGAAGTATATAGTATATTGAATATATCTGAGTTCATACCTTTCTTGTTGAGTTCAAGAAGGTTAAAGAAGTTTTTATCATCTTCTTGGCTGATTGAGATTTCATCAACTTTTTCTTCAATCAGCTTGATGTTGTATTCAAGCATCATATTTGTATAATTCTCAAATAACCCTTTAAACATCTTTGATTGTTCATATCCATATCGAATATATAAGACTTCGTAATACTTTGCGATGTCCATGGCATTTGACACATTCATATTTCTTAAATCATTTGGATTTATGGCGTAATACAAATAATATTTACCAGTATCTACCTTTTTAGTCTTGGTGGAAAAGTCTTCCGTAAAATATGCGCTATCTATAAACCAATCTCTTTCTTCTTTGTAAATTGTATGGTTGTATTCTCCAGTATAGCGATAATCAGCATTTATTTTTTCGACAATTTTATTTTTGTTCTCTGTAAGAACCAGAGACAGCTCATAATACATCTTCAAATACTTGTGGTTCATAAGCTCTTCGAAGGGAATGATGATATCACCGATGCCTTTAATATCAATATATATCAGATCACGAAACTTGATGAACAGAAAGTACTTAAGATAGAGGATCGTTTTACCACTTCTTACAGGATTGGTACCTGCGTCAAACACCCCAGAAAACTCCATATCCTTGATGTAATGATAGATATATTGGAGCATTTTTGCTTTGCTTGTTTTGACTACGAGTTTCACGAGAGAGGCTGTGCTTTTGCTTTGGTTGTACGAGTTTAACGATACAACAGAGTGAAAGGCTTTAATATTAAATAAAGTATTTGTTAATCAATTTTTACATAAATTATAAAAATATTGAACATATATGGACAGATATTGTAATATTGAGAATAAAATTGATTGTATATATTATTTATGATAGTAGGGAGCAACATGAACGAAGAAGAACAAAGCGTTGAAATAAAAAAGAAGCTAAAATACATTTTAGATATCTCTAAATGTAATCACAAAATAGAAATATTGAAAGAAGCTAATATAAAGCGTGCGCATATATATTGTAAGATTAATCAATTATCAGGACAAGTTTCGGGGCCTTTGATTGAACACTTTATTAAAGATAAATATTGTATGAAAAAAAATAATGCTTCTCTATGTAATGGTGATTTACAGCTTAACGATATAAACTATGAACTTAAAATATCGAATGGAGGCAAGGAAAATAATAAATTTAACTATGTTCAATTGCGTATGAACCACGATTGTATATATATTTTGACTGCGTATTATTTATCACCAGATAATATAGATACTGAAGGCGAACTATTTATATTCAAATTAAAAAAAACAGATATAAAGGAGTTAATAGTAGCATATGGCGGGTATGCTCATGGAACAGTACAACGATTAGGCGAAATCACAAAGGCAGATTTAGATAATCATACAAATGAGAAAGAATATGCTATTCGACCAAAATATGGAGATAAATGCTGGAATGAATTATTAAATTTCAGAGTTGATGAAATCTAAATATTCTTTATATATGTTTACTAATTCAGCACGCCCCATAGAGTTTTGCCTCGCAGTATTTAAACTACCTGAATAGTCTAATAGCGAAAATCTATGAATTAATGTATCTTTATCTATATTCGATTTTAACCAGTGCCAACTTTTTGGTCTTAGCATATCCAAAGATTCTGTTTTAATTACGCCAATATTACCACCATATGCCCTGAGAGCAAAGTCAGCATTTAAAGGTGGTGTAGGTTGACCATTTTCGTCTTTTTCACCTAATTTTAAAAACTCCCAATCGGTGTGTGTTGTAGGTAATTCAATAAACTCACGTACTGTATCTTTTTTTTCCCATATTTGAAAGCAACATTTAACACTCATTACAGGATAAAAGCAGCATGGGTTATGTGGTAATTCTTCGTCATATATTAAATGGAACCTATTATTAAGCCTGTTTTGAACACTTATTTTTCTGAAAGTTCTTGGAATTATAAAGGCTATGACATTTGCCCATTTTGCCGAATGATTAAAGAATTTGATTGCCAAAGAGCTGATCCTACCGAATGGCGGATTACCTATAACTAATATATTTTTATATATCGGATTAGGTTCATAATCAAAGAAATCTTGCTTGATTATATCTTCATTTTCTGGTAATATATCAATTCCAATCTTCTTATTACTTGGTATTTGGTTTAGAAAACTGCCATTACCAGCACTCGGTTCTATAATTAAATCCCACACAGCTATATCATAAAGTTCACAAACCTTATCTATACATTTTTTAGAATATTCAGGTAATGTATAGAATTTATCAAGTCCTTCTTTTCGAGTATTTTGAGTATCATTCCTAATAACCATATTATTATATAGGTATTCATTATTAATTTCTAAATCATTTTTTATTTATTTTACTATATAAATCTTTTCTTAGAAACCTTTGTCTTTTTGCTGCTTTTGCCGCCCTTAAAAGATCCTATTGCTTTATTTAATTGTTCTATATCATCAATCATGAGCATTCGTTCAAAATCGATTTCTGCTAATTCCTTACGGCTCTGTAGTGTGTCTTGTCCCACAAGTTTTGCTGCGATAGCCTCTTTGTTTGTTAGATCATTTATATTTGTATTTATTTTATTTCTGAGTTTTTTAAGAAACATTTTTACTTTGAGCTTGTCTATAAAAATATAAGCTAATTCACTCAGTTCATCGTCATTCATATAAGTTGTAGCAATTCTATAAATAGCCTTGTCTTTCTCTTTTACAAAATTTAATTCTCTTTTCTTTTGTGCTACTGTAGTTGGTTTTCTATTAGCTATCTTTGGTTTTTCACTAAAAGGTTTGACACTATCTATATTAGTTATTTGTTGTCCCGCAACTATATAATATATAATAAGAAGAAAGACAGTTAAATAAGTGGCAGAATATTGGTGATATCCAAGCCCTCTTTGTATATATCTGACAAACTCTGGAATAATTATTCTTAATTTCTCTTTAACATTATTGGCACCTCTGAATGCTAATTGTTTAGCAATTATTGCTGTTTGTTTAGTAGTCTGTGTAATACTATTTACAGTTTTTGGTGCGGTATACAATAATACAGAGTAAAGGTCTGTTAAATTTGTAAGTCCATCAAATTTACGATTACCTATAATTATGAATAGAAAGTGGCATATGAATGGAAGTACAAATTTTATTGTATTTACTTCATTTTTGAGTTTAACAATCTGTCTCTCTATTTCCATATTCTCAATAAAGGTATCAACATCATCATCTTCGGGGCAGTATTCTCTTATATTTGCGTTTAATTGTTCAATATCATTATCAGTAATCTCTCCGCCCTTGGCTATCTTCAATTCTAATTTCAATTTGGCAATTTCACATTTATAATTTATACATTCATCATAATCATGTGGGATATGAGCAGCTTGTTGACGAGGAGGAGTACGATTACGAGCCACCGGAGTAGGAGGAGTACGATTACGAGCAGCAGGTGGCGAACGTGATTGTGGAGGAGTACGATTACGAGCAGCAGGTGGCGAACGTGATTGTGGAGGAGTACGATTACGAGGAGTAGGCGGTGTACGATTACGAGCAACAGGCGGTGTTTCATAACCTATGTTTTCATATCGAAGTTGTTGTTCGGCTATACTTTGATGACGATAAGCCATGAAGATTTTTAGTGTTTTTCTAATAATCTACAATAAAATAATAGAGACAACCCGAGAGTTATTTATATAATAAAAACCAAAATATTATATTATATTTATAATAGATAACTGATTTAATATAAAGATGAAAAATAATTCGAATTCACCAAATAATAAACCCAGAAGATTCGCAAGTGTTAAAAATAGCCCACCTATGAAAAGGAAGAGTCTGCAAAATAAAAATGTGAATACTCAACAACCTACATTCGTACAACTTACACCTTCTAATAAAAAACCTATAAATGTCCAACAGAATGTATATACGACGCCTTCATATCAATATAATATTGACAACAAAACACGTTCAATAAGCCCTAATAATGAGAACAAAACACGTTCAAAAAGCAAGTCAGGAGGATTTGGCACACTCGATCCTCTTCTTGCTGCGGTATTTTTAGCAGGTGTTCGAATGTCTATGAATCAAAAAAATAAAGTTGTATCTTCTCTATCCGCAAAGAAAACTACGAGATCCAAGAGATCTTAATAAATAAACCAAATATAATAATTACTTTCATTATTTTTTACTTAAATATTATACATATCATATTTATCAAAAATGTTTCATATTAACCTATCATGTCATATTACACCTCTTATAGCAATTACATGCTACTTGGCATATCCTAAGCATATGCGAATTAATCCTTTATTATTACATAGATTCTCTGTTGTTCATAATGGGATTTTAGTGTTGTTTAGTGCTTTGACATTTGGATCACTATCTTGTATCTTGTATAATGAAGGAATTGTATTCAAGACAAATTATTATTTTGAAAATAAACAATTTGATACTATTATTTATTGGTTCTATATTTCAAAGTATTACGAGTTTATTGATACATTCATTTTGTATCTTAATGGTAAGACTCCAATATTTCTCCAAAAATACCATCATATTGGCGCAGTTATAAGCTGGCATCTCATGTATCAATACAAGGTGGATATGGTATGGATGGCAACTATCTTAAATAGCGGTGTTCATACTATAATGTATTCCTATTACCTTGGTTGTCTATTGAAAATAAATCAAGTAAGACTTGTCAAGAAATATATAACATCAATTCAATTAGGACAGTTCTTTATATTATATTCAAATTTCTATTTATACAAACCTCCTATCGAGACATGGTTTAATTATAGTATTATCACGTTTTTTGCTACGTATGGTGTGGGTATTATAGCGTTATTTAGTAAGTTCTATTATGATAGTTATGTACTTAAGGAAAGGTTGGAGAGGGTACAATTTAAATATTTTTAAGTTAAAAAAACTGATTTGTCAAAATATAAAAACTCGTATTATAGTAATGTATGTTTCCTATGCGGAAAAGCAGGACACTATGGAAACCAAAGTTCTTGTCATGCTGCTAATAAAGTAAGAAAAGCATATTGTAATTAAAATATAAAAAATATAATAAGATATACATATATTATAAATTACATTTGCTTTTGTTATTTACTAACAGTCCACAAGGTCATCCACTAAGTGGTAATATTTTTTGTTATTACCAACAAGATTTTTGTATATCATCATAAGCATGTCGATATTCATATTCTTTTTATCATATAGCGCTACAAGATTTACTATATTTTTCTTATCCTCTAAATCTTTGAAATATGCTGAAAGTTCGTCGATTTCTTCAATCATTTCTTCCATCTTTTTTGTTTGATACTCAATCGCAAGATTATTGTAAGCAAAGCACCTTGTTTCAAAGTCTTCAATATTTGACGAAGACATATAATTCATGTAAAAGATTTCCAAATCTTCAGGTGAGGTGTAATCCATTTTTTCCAAGTCTAATGGATTGATATTATAATATGTTGCTTTCTCATATATGCCTCTATCTCCATATTGATGAAGTTCATCACCCAGAATAAACGCATTATCAATCCACCAATATCTTGATGTTTCATATATCAAGTAATCCATATAGTCGCTACAATATCTAAGTTCTTGTGCGACAAGATTCTTGTCATTTGCCAGCATAAGTGACAGGTCATAGTAATATTTCCAATATCTGTTTTTTTGAAGTTCAGCGAATGGTATAACTATCTCCCCAATTCCTTTAACTTCCATATAGATCTTGTCTTCATATCTGATGAAGAGATGATAGTCGCAATTATTACGCCCTATATCAACAACCCCTGTGAATTCAACATTTGTGAAGGTGTAATAAGCATTCTTCTTGCTTGACTCAATTGAACAGTTCATTTTTGCGTTCGTTTGAAGGCTTTGTTGCGTTCGTAGAAGGCGGCTATTTGCGTTTAGGAAGCTTTCAGTTAGAAGGCTGTCTTTTGGCAATATCGGCAGTATAAAAGTTTAACATTAGCAATCAATTTTCTAATAATAAAACATAAAATAGGACATATTGAATTGAGATATATTATGCTTCTAATATCTTAGTGTTTATTTCAAATATGTTTTTATAATCTTCTATTTTATCAATAATATCTGAATATTTCCTTTTTTCTTCAGCACTTATGAGAAAATTATAGATGACCCTTATAACATCTCCATTTACACCTTTTTTGTCATTCAGGGCTACAAGATTAAGAACATTCTTTTTATCTTCAAAGAATGTCGAGAGTTCACCAAGTTCTTTCTCCATCAAGTTTGCGTTATAGTCAATAATAAGGTTGGTATAATTAATTATTTTTATTTGAAAATAGTATGCTCTTTCATATCCTAAAAATGTTTTGGTAAACTTATCAATCTGTGTTTCAGTAGAAACCTCCATATTTCTTAAATTGTTTGGATTTATATTATAGTAGCAACAATATCTATCTTTTTGAATCTCCTTGCTATTTGTTATAAAATTCTCAATAAAATAAGCACAATCTATATACCAATCTCTTTTCTCTGTATATACAAAATCAAAATAGTTGTATTCTCTATTACTTATTTTTTCAATAATTACATTTTTATTTTCAATAAGTAGAAGTGATAATTCATAGTAGATCTTTAAGAATTTGTTTTTATTAAACTCTTCAAAAGACATAATGATATCGCCTACTCCTTTGATATCAATATATATATAGTTATCAAACTTAATGAATAGGAAATATTTGATATATATAATCCGTCCATGTGTAATATCAAACAATCCTGAGAATTCCATGTCAGGAATATAATGATTTTGACATATTGTCATTTCAATAAAACAACCTTAATGACTTATATAAATGTTGTTTATCAGTTTTTCTAAATATAAAAATATAAAATGTAATTCATTACAATAATAATATAAAAAAATGATGAGATCCTATATATCTTGGAATTCATCTTGATTTACATATTATATAATAAATATCATGTCATATCTGATTGTATATTATTTTTTATGTTTATAATTACAGAAAAATAAAAATTTATAAATTATGTCCTCTTTATTCTAACATCTGGATATTCTGTTCTATTTTTCTTTTACAGTCTTCGATTGTATCAATAATTTTTGAATCTCGCTTCGACGCACTATCAATATAACTGTGGAGTTTCTTTAACATATCCACGTTCAACCCCTTCTTTTCAATCAAGGTAGTAAGATTGGTAACATCATCTTTATTCTCAAAGAATACCTTGCGTACATCCTTTTCTATTATTTGAATGTAATAGTCGGCAATTAAATTGTCATATTCTGTTTCCTTACGGTGCATGTAGTAATCAAATGCTACTTTAAGATATATACAGTAGGTACTACAAAATCCACCTCCCCAAAATATATCCATTTTCCTCGCCTTATTCTTTTTATGAAAGTCATCCAATACTTCTTGCGAAGAATATTCCATATTTTCCAAATCATAAGGATTAATCTTATAATAATAACAGTCATCATTATCCACCACATTATGTGTGTGTTCCAAACTCTTTGTTCTATCTTTATAAGGTGCATCTATATAGGCACTATCAAACCCCCAGAACCTGTCCTCTCTGTATATATATGGTTCTACATTTGTATATTTTGGCTTTTGAAATATGATATTCTTATTCTTCGAGAACATAAGCGATAGATCATAATAATGTTTTAAATATTCGTTTTTTTGAAGTTCTTCGAATGAAATCACGACATCCCCAACCATAAAAGCATCAACATAGACCTTGTCTCCGCATTTAATAAAGAGATGATAATCCGACATATATCCTCCTAATTGGCCTCCATGACTTTGTAATTCCCATTTAATTACAACTCCTGTGAACTCCATATTTGTAAAGGTATGATGAGCAATCTCTTTGTTATCTGTTGTGGTAGTGCTATTCATGTTTATTATACAAGATATGCCTTTTATATTTATATCATTATACAAAGTTAATTTCTATGCTTCTAATATCTGAGCCTTCATTTCTAACTTATTTTTATTTTTACAGTTTTCTATATTATTTATAATCCCAGAATATCGCTTGAACCCTTCACAGCTAACAAGAAAATTAAAAATAATCCTTAGCACATCACCATTCATACCCTCCTTATTATTCAGAGCAACAAGATTGATAACATTCTTTTTATCTTCAAAGAATGTCGAGAGTTCATCAAGTTCCTTTTCCATAATGTTTATGTTGTAATCAATAACAAGGTTGTTATATCGAGTATGTATAGATTCAAAGAGACCTCCCCAATATATATCACATTTTCTTTTTATATTTATTTTGTGAAAGTTAGTTAAATCTTCTTGTGAAGAGTATTCCATATTCTCCAATTTATATGGGTTAATCTTGTAATAGCATACATGTACGTTATCAACAACCTTCGAATAACTCGCATCTATAAAAGCAGTCTCAATTACCCAACATCTATCCTCTATGTATATATAGGGTTCTGTGCTTCTATATTTACACCCTTGAATTATATGGATTATATGATTCTTGTTGTTTGTCAGCATAAGAGATAGGTCATAGTAATATTTCAAATATCTGTTTTTTTGAAGTTCAGCTAATGATACCACGATTTCCCCTACACTCATAATATCTACATAAACCTTCTCTCCATATCTAATGAAAAGATGATAATCATACACATATGTCTTATCATCATCATCATCGTCACCACCTAAATAGCGTATTTCCCACTTAACAATAACACCAGTCAATTCCACATTTGTAAAGGTATGATAATCATACTCTTTATCTCTTATGATAGATGAATTCATAATATATTAAGTATAATTATTTATAAGGATTATCTACATATCATTTTTACAAAATATAAAAAATTATATACACATAAATTACATATATACTAAGCAGTCTAATCAGTCTAAGCAGTCTAAGCAGTCTAATCAGTCTAAGCAGCCATTATCAAAGCTGCACTTTCTAACCGATTGCAATTTCCTAATTCACTAACAAGATACTCATATTTTTTGTTTTCATCAACACTAACAAGATGATTATAGATGATCATTAGTATATCGCTATTCATTCCCTCTTTATCGTTAAGTGCCACAAGATTAAGGACATTCTTTTTATCTTCAAAGAAGATCGAGAGTTCTTCCAACTCCTTCTCCAGCAAGTTTACATAATAGTCAAATACGAAGTTATAATAATGAAGACTCTTCCTATTAAATGTTCTACTTCTAACCTCATATCTCTTATTATAAGTATTTTTAAAGATAATCAAATCTTTTTGCGAAGCATATTTCATATTTTCCAAGTCATAAGGATTAATCTTGTAATAACAATTAAATTCATTATCAACAACTTTCTTTGTTTTGAAATCATATTGTCCATTTATATATTCAGAGGTTCCATCTATATATGATGTATTACATGCCCAGTTCCTCTTTTCTTGATATATATAAGGGTCGTAAATGCTGCTATTAAATTGAAGATCTTCCATAACAAAACTCTTGTTATTCGTCAACATAAGCGACAAGTCATAGTAATGTTTCCAATACTTGTTTTTTTGTAGTTCAGCAAATGAAATCACAATATCACCAACACATTTAACATCCATATATACTTTGTCGCCGTATCTTATGAATAGATGATAATCATATATATTACTAACAAATGCTGTTGTGGCATCATCATGTTGAGTATAATCAAATACTTGGTATTTATCAAGAACGCCTGAGAACTCAACATTTGCGAAAGTGTGATAGGTGTATAGATTATTGCCTCTTGTAGTACTTTTCATCTTATCGACTTTGTTAGTCATCGGCTTGGCTATAAGCTTGGGCTTTGGCTTTGGCATAGGCTTGAACATGGTTGCTTTAGGGACGATTTATTGGCTATTATAAGACAAACGTGTATATCTTTGTTTATAAGATTAAACAGAGCTTAATCATTTTTTATAATAAAAAATATAAAACATATACATATATATAATCACTAATTATCTTTTACATAAAATTCTTTTTACAATATCTCTTCAAATTTATTTTGAATTAAGTCTGTTTGATGCTCGATAGCAAGGTTATAGTAAATATTCCACATATCCTCAGCTTCATAGTTTGCCATATAAGCCGTTCGAAAATTATGTAAGTCTTCACGAGAAGTATATTCCATATTCACTAAATCATAAGGATTAATCCTGTAATAGCAGTTATCATTATAACTGATTACCATCAAAGTATTATTGTGAATATCATTCTCAATCAAAGCAGTATTTGTAGACCAAAATCTCTCTTCATTATACAGCTGATATTCGTTATATTCACTACTATATAGAAGATCTTGAACAACCATACTCTTATCATTTGTCAGTTGAAGAGATAGATCATAATAATATTTTAAATTCCTATCCTGCTGTAATTCAGCGTATGAAATAACAACTTCACCTATATCTTTAACTTCTATATAGACCTTGTCTCCATATCTAATAAATAAATGATAGTTATACTGATATGTAAAATCATTATTAACAATCCTAACAAAAGCGGCTGAGAACTCGGCATTTGACAAGGTGTGATAAGCAAACTTGCTATTTGCGTCAATAGTACTGTTCATCGTAATCGCATGTCTCTTTTGTTATAGTTGGTTTATCATTTTTTACTGATAAATATAAAAAATAGATAACATATATATATATACTTATGGATTTATGCTTTTTTATAATTACTCATAGCTCATAGCTATTATTTACATGGGCATTAACAATAACAAGTTTAATATAGACATTTGTTAATGATAAGTGTTAATATATCATTATTCATACTATATTTTTCATTAAGAGTTGCTACAAGATTAAGAACATCCTTCTTATCCTCAAAGTATGTTGAAAGTTCATTAAGTTCTTTCTCTATCTTCGATACTTGATATTCAGTTGCGATGTTCATGTAAATCTCCGACCTATTTATAAAATATCCAAACCTTATAAAATTTCTGTACTCATAAATCTCGTTGAAAATATCTATATCTTGTGGTGATGCGTATTCCATCTTCTCCACGTCTGCGGGATTGATTTTATAACAGCATACATTTCCGCTTGGAATTATCTTGTAGGTATGCTTAAAGTTTTCATCAATATCTAAATCAATATATGCTGTATCTAAAGACCACACTCTATTTTTTTCCATATATTCATCATCGTCATTTCCCGTATATTCATATACCTCGTCATAGAAGTTGTTAAATGGCTCGTTCTTTATCTCCTTGTCATTTGCGAGCATCAGCGAGAGGTCATAGTAATATTTCCAATAATTGTTTTTTTGAAGCTCCACAAATGACATAACAATTTCACCTACATCTTTAACTTCCATATAGACCTTGTCTCCGTGTTTGGCAAATAGATGATAGTCGCCACTTATCCCAATACGATGCGTCATCGCATCAGGTTCATTATAAATATAGGCATACGCAACATATATTTCCTGAGAAAATACGCCAGTACATTCGGTGCCGTTTACGATTGTGTGAGAAGTGTTGCTCATCGTAGTTAGCTTGTGGTTTACTTGTTGTTTGCTTGTGGTTTACTTATCAGTAGCTTGATTATTATTTATAATAAGCAATCAATTTTTACATTAAAAAAATAAATATAAGACATATAATTTATGTACTATATTTAGAATATAAAAAATATATAACATACATATTCCTTTAAGTAGCAATAACCGCTTTTGCTTACGTTGCTTACGTTGCTTACTCTTTCAATATCAGGGCGTCGCTCTCTTCATTACTTGTAATATACTCGTATTTACTACCAATACTAACAATATTATATATTTTTGTTAAAATATCATCGTTCATACGATATTTAGCATTAAGAGTTGTGAGATTGAGGATCTGCTTTTTATTCTCATTCATTACATATTCCATGGCGATATTTTTGTAAATCACCGACCTTTTTAGAAAATATCCCATTCTTACATCACTACGACATATATATATTTTTCTAAAGAGTTCCAGTCCTTGTCGTGAGGTGTATTCCATTTTATCTATGTCGACTGGATTAACTTTATAATAACCTACATTTCCGCTTGGGATTATCTTGTAGTTTTTATTATTATTGGTTTTGTCAATATCTAAATCAATATAGGATGTTTCAAGAGACCATACCCTATTTCCTGAATATTCGTAAATCTCGACATAATCTTTGTTAAATGCTTCATTCTTTATCACTTTATGCTTATCTTTTGCGAGGAGAAGAGACAATTCATAGTAAAACCTCCAATATTTATTCTGCTGAAGTTCCGCAAATGAAATCACAATCTCGCCTACATTTCTAACTTCCATATAGACCTTGTCCCCGCTACGGAGAAAGAGGTGATAATCACCTATTATACCGTTGCGATAAACTTTAGAATTAGGAACATTATAAATAAAGGAATACGTTTCATATTTTTCCTGACAAAACACACCAGTACATTCAACATTTTCTACTTTGTGGTAAGAAGTGGTCATCGCGTTCGCTTGTCGTTCGCTTGTCGTTCGCTTGTCGTTTGCTTCTTGCGATCTATATATATTCAATCTATCTGCTATGAAGGCAATTGACTGGATATATCTCTGCTTATATATTTTTAATAAAGCAATCAATTTTCTAATAATAAAAGTAAAATCAGAACATATATATGCTAATAACATTTAGAATATTCAAAAGTGTAAAAAATAAAAAATAAAAAATATATAACATAAATATACTCATATATATATTCCTTTAAGTAGCGAGAACCACTCTGCTTACTCTGCCAATATCAGGGCATCGCTTTTTATCTTTATAACTCCGAAAGTTCTTCATACTCTTTTTCCATCTTATTTAGTTGATATTCAATTGCGATTTTCTCGTAAATCACCGATCTACTTGAAAACCACTTAACCCTTTCAAGACCATTCATATAGCCCAGTTCAAAGACTTCCAGTTCTTGCTTGGTGGAGTATTTCATGCCCTCTAAGTCGAATGGGTTGATTTTGTAATAGCAGACATTCCCGCTTGGGATTATTTTGAAGTCTTTCATGTCGCTTTGGTCAATATAGGCAGTATCCAAAGACCACACTCTATCTCCTGTATATACCCTACCTGCTGTATATCCATATATCTGGTCATAGTCCTTGTTAAATGTCTCATTTTTTATCAGTCTATGCATGTCATTTGAGAGCATAAGCGACAAGTTATAATAGTATTTCCAATACTTGTTTTTTTGTAGTTCAGCAAACGAAATCACAATCTCGCCGGCATTCCTAACCTCCATATAGACCTTGTCTCCGCTACGCAGAAAGAGGTGATAGTCGCCACGACACGACATATAGTTAGGCGCATTATGGTAGGGTTGCACTTCACGTATTTGCTGCCAAAACACACCAGAACATTCGGTATCTGCGATTGCGTGGCAAGTACTTGAAGTGTGGCAAGTACTTGAAGTGTGGCTCATCGTGCGGTCGCTTGTAGTTTGCTTACGGGTCTGCTTATTGTTTTGCTATATATACTCGACTTGACTTTAGCAAATCTGTATATCTCTATATAAATATTCAGAGATTACAATCATTTTTTTTAATATAAGAATTAAAATATGTCATATTTATGCTGATAATATTTGAGTGTTTATTTCTAATTTGTTTTTACAGTCTGTTAATTTATTAATAATTTTGTTATATCTAATATTTCCTTCAGAACTGACAAGATATTTATAGATAGTTGTTAGAACATCGCTATTCATTCCTTCTTTATCACTCAGCGCAACAAGATTAATAAGATTCTTTTTATCTTGAAAGATTTCTGAAAGTTCTTCAATCTCTTTTTCCATAATTTTTATGTTATAGTCAATTGCTATGTTATTATAATAATTATACATATTATTAAATACCTTATTTACAATTTCAGGAACATTTAACATATAGTTATTATTAAATGTATTCAATTCTTCTTGTGAGCTGTATTCCATATTCACCAAATCATAAGGATTGATCTTATAATAACATTTATTACTAAAATTCTTTATCATCATAACTGAACCTTTTGTATTCATTATGTTATTTATTAAGAAACTTGTCTCTGGATATGCTGTATTAAATGACCAGAATCTTTTTTTACCATACTGACCATGTGTATGATGTTCACTATCATCTTTGTTGTATTCAATAACAACATTCTTATCCTTGTCATTTGTTAGTAAAAGGGATAGGTCATAATAATGTTTCAAATATTGATTTTTTTGAAGTTCAGCAAATGAAATTACAATTTCTCCAACCCATATAACATCTACATATACCTTGTCTCCATATTTAATATAAAAGTGATAATTACAAATACACCCATATGGGTTATCAGTTGGCTTCTCGCTTGGAGCATGAACCATAAGATCATAAACACCTGTAAATTCAGCGTTTTCTATAGTATGAACTGTATATTTTTCATATTTGTCAATAATTGCGTTCATTTTGTGTTATATTATTTTTACACCTTTATATGTAGATATAAATATCAATTTTATATGATAAAAATAAAAAAACATATAACACAAACATATTCCTTTAAGTAGCACAAATATATATAAACATTACACACTCAATATCTGGGCGTCGCTTTCTAAGCGCCCGTAATTTCCTAATTCAGACATTATGGTTTCGTATTTATTGTTTCCTTCAGCGCTGATAAGATTATTATATATAATCATCTGTATGTCGTTATTCAGACCATTCTTATCACAAATGTTAGACAGAGTAAATACATTCTTTTTATCTTCAAATATTATCGAGAGATCGTTAAGTTCTTTCTCCATCTCTTCAAGTTCCTTATTCATCGTGGTTGTATGGTAATCATTAACAAGTTTATTGTAAATAGCGCACATTCTATCAAATACGTTGTTTTTGATTTCAGCTCTCGTCATATAGATCCTCTCAAAGATACTCAAATCTTCTTGCGAGGTGTATTCCATATACATTAAGTCATAAGGATTAATCCTATAATAACAGAGACTTTCTGTTATGTTATTGACTATCTTTGCGCTTCTCGTGTTCATGCTTGTCTCTATGATAGCAGTATCAATCGACCAGTACCTAACATCGTCGTATATCTGGGTGTCAAGATATTCGCTGCTATACTTGAGATCTTGAATAACCAGATTCTTGTTATTTGTTAGCATAAGCGATAGGTCATAATAATACTTCCAATACCTATTCTTCTGAAGTTCAGCAAATGAAATAACAACCACACCAACTCCTTTCACATCCATATAGACCTTGTCTTCATACCTAATAAATAGGTGATAGCCATTAACAGATCCGATGCGGTTATCTCCAGGATTATTGGTGAAATTATAGACCATCCTGTCATAAACACCTGTAAACTCTGCGTTTACTATGGTGTGATAAGCGTGCTTGCTGCTTGCTTTGATAGAGGTGTTCATTTTGCTGCTTTGCTGCTTTGCTGCTTTGCTGCTTTGCTGCTTTGATTCCTTTGCGGCGGTTCGCTATATATACTGGATTTATCTGCTGTTTGGGCAACAAATCGGTATATCTCTACTTATAAATTTTAAAAATTTTAATCAATTTTTTAATAATAAAAATAAAATTAGAACATATTTACATAGCATCACGAAGATGATACCTCCGTCTTAACATCAGGATTGGGGTAAACGCCATTATCTGTAGGATAATATACCATACATACATTCTTCTCATCACAATAAATTACTGAAGCTCCAAAATAGATATACTTGCCTTTTACAGGTGTTGTAGCGGCTGTCGACTGCGTCTCATACAACTTCATAATAGTCTGGAACATTATTTTGATTCTTTATTTACATAATATATGCGCTTTATTTTTATATGGGTTTACGGTTTACATTTGTTCAATCTTATCCTTATATCGTTTTAATCTTTCTAATGTTTTATCGGCGTTGTCATTCAATCCAAAAGCAAACTTGGGTAAGTTCAATATTGGTTTGTTTTTCCGGTATGGAAAGAATCGTCTACTAATAAACACATCTTCTGATAATTTGTCTTGTAATAATTGTAATGTATCTATTGAAAGTTTATTATATTTATTATTAGAATTAAATATAATAGGCAACTTTAAAACCTCTTCTTCAATTATTGTGAAGATTATATCTCCTAATTTAATAGCTATATATATATTTATACTCCCTATAATTTCTTTTTCTTTGTCTTCCGGTTTTACATCTTCCCACCATTCAAACTCAAGACAATTATCATAATATCTGCTACAATCTACTAATAATGGTCTAATCTCAGAAGATAAATTATAGGTAGGTTTTTTGGTAAAATGTTTAATCTTCTTACATATTTCATCTAAATCATCATCTGTTAATTCAGACCTATTAAAAAAATTAATAGGTTTCTCGCAAACATCTATACATTTTAATATATAATTATATATACTAACAGTATCAAAACGGTAATGATATTCTTGTGTGCCGTTTTTATAAATAATGTCTGAAGTATACTTCTGTTTTTTAGGAGTCATTTCGCTAAACTCCTCTTGTGTATAAGGATCAGTATCATTTACATAATAACCTTCAATTTCTTTATAACTGCTACCATTACTATTATTACTATTATTACCACGTTTATTATTCTTCTTATCTCTAATTGTTGTGAATGCCTTCGAATTACCAGAATATTCACTATGATGTATTTTACCTATACTTCCAAAACTCTTTGCTTTTCTATTTGATACATGTAATAATGGCTCATCTTTTTTAAGCCTCTTATAAGCATTCAGAGACAATAATTCTTTGCGTTTTTTAGGCGAATATTTACCTTCATATATGCGATCATATACATCTTTATTAAAAACATATTTTTTCATCTTTTTATCATCATGTTCTTTCATATTTTCTTCAAATTCTTTTAATTTCCTTTTGTTTGATAAATTGTTTTCATAAAATTCTATTAGTTTATTTTCATTTGATGAGTTTGCTTTAATTGCGTTTTGTAAACGTATTTTATACATTTGTAAATCTCTTGGAAGTTGTTGTTTTACAGGTATCTGTGGTTCAATCCCTTTATTTATATTATAGGAATCTTTAATAGGTTTGTAGATTGTGTTTTTTCTATTATCCATATATAATTTTAAAATGGTATTGTATATTGATAACAAAGTTTCAAAAACATTACTTGATGGTGATTCATCTTCCATATATTCTTCATTTCCCATATAATTCATTATTTTATTTGAAATATCAATATATTCTATTCTGGTGATCTTTTTTTTATGCTTTATCAATACATCTACTAAATATTCTTTTAATATAATCCTATCATTCTTCTTCTCGGGATTTTCAATATACTCAAGAAAGTAATCAAATGGAATCTTGCTAAATATTTCTTTACAATATTTCATTACATCCATATTAAATTTTATTTTGTCAATCACATCGCTTGTTATTTTTGTTTCTTGTGGTTCTCGCATATATCCCAATATATTTTCTATATCAATACATAGTTTCACTATCAGATTGTGTATAGAAAGTTCACTTTCACTCGTATTTAATAAATAATTTTTGTAGAACTTAAATACATAAAGAAACTCATTTGTATAATGAAAGTCATTATAATTCTCTCTCTCATTATATTCAAATTGTGAAGTATTATAAACAGCGAGATCTAAATATATATTCAGTTCGTTTTTAAATATAGGGTCATACATGCCCGTTTTTGATATTATAAAATAGACTATAAAAAGATAGTCATAGTATATTTGATATTTATTAGTACTTAAATGTGAAAATACGCATGTATGTTCGATTGGCAAACTATCTTTTAGTTTATAACAATCTTCGATTGATAATCTCTTGCCTGATGATGATTCCTTTTTTGTTTTAGTATTCAAAATATGTTCAATCAACCCATCCATAATTTGTTTATATACACGTACATATTCACCATTCGGATTAAAAGAAATAGGGATCTCTTTATTCGTGTATGGATTAATTTTTGCTTTTTTTTTCCATTTATTGGCATAATAGATAATCATATCTAAGGGCTTTGGTAATTTTGCTAATCTTATTCTTTCAAAGTTAACAGCACACCATTTATACAAAGTCGCATATGATATATCTCTATATAAATATATATAGCCCCAAAAGGGGCTTGCTATATATGGTTCTCCATCGACATTTTCTTTAATTTCCACGGAATCTAACCATTCGCCTATACGTTGTTTATTTTTGTCTGACAATTTATCTAATATTTCTAACTGTTCTGTTTGATTTAAAGTTAAATAATTATCGTGTTTTTCTTTTGTCATGATTGGTTTATCCTTTTTAGCGAATGCTGTTTTTAATATCTTTAATACATTTGACATATTTAACTTATTCAAAACTATACAATCTATATTTAGAATAGAAAAAAAGGAAAATTAATCATAATAATAGGTTATTTGTTTATTTACAATTTATTTTAGTAGAATGGGTTTTATTTAGGAACAAATATAGCAGGATTTGATGATAACCCTATCCAACTAATTCGATCATTTCTTTTTACAGTATCTAATTTGCCTTCCTCTTGTATTTTTAATTGATATTTTACTCTATTTTCTAATAAATGAATTGCGTTTGGATTAGATGACAGTATAGACCAATCTATTTTATTATAATTTTCTTTTAATAAGTCAATAGCTCCAATATCACTATTTCTACATAGAGAAGACCAATTTATTTTAGAAGGCAACTTATTATACTCATCTTGTAATAAAGATTTTTCAAAATCTATCCTATCCCTTAATAAATCAATTGCGTTAGGATTTTCAGATAAATAATTCCAATTTAATTTATCCATAGGTATACCATCTCTTAATACATTTTTAACATAAACTAAATCCTTATATGTTTTTATGATTTCTCTTTGTAAATCTTTAGGTAAATCTAATAATAATGCGGTCTTAGTTGTAGTTGTTGTATTTGTTGTCTTAGATTTTGGTGATATTTTACTTGATAACATCCTTGAAACAGTAGCAGTCTTTGAACGCCCAATTTCTTTTAAAGGGATAAATATAGCAGGATTTTTGGACAAAGCATTCCAGTCTATTTTATATTTTGGTGGTAATTTTCTATAATAGTCTGAATTTTCTATGTCTTTATCTTCGTCAATTTTCTTTATAATTAATTTGATTGCTTTTGGGTTACTTGATAATATCTCCCAATCTATTTTGTCTTTATTAGCAGTTAATAACTCAATTGCGTTTGTATTAGAACATAGACTAAACCAACTAACCTTCAAAAATTGTTTCACATTCTGTGCCTGATCCTTTAATTTATTTTCTTCATTTAGGGCAAATTTTATTATTTCGATTGCGTCAGGATTTACAGATAATTTATTCCAGTTAATATATCTTTGAGAAAATTCATGTTTTTGTCTATAAGTTTTTATTGATAGATTTTCTTCATTCTCTACCTTGTCTCTTAGCATATCGATTGCTTCTGGATTTGTATTAGAGCATAAATAAGACCACACTATTTTATTTGGTTTTGCTTTCAATAATTCCATAGCAGCTGGATTACACGATAATGCTTGCCAATCTATATTTTCATTATCTATATTTGCCTTTAATATTTCAATCGCATCTGGATTTGTATTTGCTGATAAAGAGTGTAGATTAATACGCCTTCTATTATCCTTTAAAAAATCAATAGCATTTGGATTTCCTGATAAAAAATCATTATCTATTTTTCTCAAAAGAAGCAAATCTTTTACCCAATCTCTTAGTTCATATTTAAGTATTTTTTTATATTTTTTTGCTATTATTCTAAGTATTTTATTAGGTAAATCTGTTAACTCTATTTTTTTATTTGCCTTATTCTCTGGTGATATTGATTTATTTCCTTGTGTTGTGAGAATTTTTAAGAAAGCATCAGATTTTGATTGCTTTGACATTTTAATATAGTATTACTCTCTATATATATCACACTAAAAAATAAATATCACACTAAAAAATGATAAAAATATATTCTAAACATATAATTAAACTACTTTATAATCATGCTTGCTTTTAGCATGAATTATTTAAATGAACTTCCAGAGGATATACAGGCTATCATATATAAGAAGGTTTATCAGTTTTCTCTCGATACTATAAGAGAAAGTAAGGAAGCTAACAACAACTTTAACAAATTAATAGAATATATTAAAAAAGGCAAGGATAGTAATATAAATCCTATAAAAAATCAAGCAATCTGGAACATCATCTTAAGAAGAGATGTAGGCGATCCATATTACAAATATTTTGAATATTATTCAGATATTGATACTGACTTCCTTATACTTAATAAATCTACTATGATCAGATATGATCCCTCGTATTCTACTATTAAATACATAGAGTTCTCAATATATCCCATACAAGACAGAATACCCTCCGCAAATTATAATTATATAAAGAATACTTTTGAGCAATACATTCATATATTCTTAAGTATCAGGCATTTTAATAGGATTAATGGTAATAGTAATGATGATAAGGAGGACTATTATAATGAATATAGTAATCTCAAGGATATCCAGTTATTGAATGACAAAATAATTGTGGAGTTTCGAGATACATATAAATTTAGATGCTATATTGATATTTATAACAATATATTAGAAACATATAACTTCCTTGTATGTATATTAGACATATTATCTATGTTTAATAATACTATATATCCTGAATACAACCTGGACTACATGAATAACCTTATCGATTTACGAGATTGGTTTAAGTATAACGCATTTTTCAACGGATTTGTAATGAATGGCAAAGGGGATACTATAAGGCCTTTCTTTAACTCATAATATAATATAAATTTTGGATTATTCTATAAAATATTTAGATTTCTATATATATTCCATAGATAAAGGTGTGTTGATTAAGAGTTATAGATAGATAGTAATATTAATCCCTTTGTTTTTTTTAAATATATTATTATAAAGTAGTATATATATTATGTCTGTACAACGATTAAAACCAAAAAAAATGAATCCAAGTTTAAAAACACTTTATAGTAGATATGATGAAATAACAGAAGCTCATTGTTATAATTTATTAAATCATTTATATACACATAATATTACTGAATGGATTAATCCATTAACAAAAAAAGAGGTACAAAGAGATAGTACTATTATCATCAGTTTTTTATCTAAATGTTATTGGGGTGAATGGGGTGAAAAGGTTGTAACTATAAACAAAATAAATAAAAAATACAAAATTCATGTTTCATATTTTATAGACGAATGGTATTTATATGATGTTCGGTTTCGACAATCGCCAAACATAACTCCTGTAGCAACGCCTCCTCCTGGTGCCGCAACAAATAAACCAAGAAGCAATTCGCCACGTTCTCCTCCTGGTGCGATAGGATCACCAGCTTTACCAGCTTTACCAGCTTTACCAGCTTTACCAGCATTTATACCTTCACTCACCTTTACTGGATCCCGACCTGGGTATGTCTTCAAGATGGACAATCAAGGTCTGGGATACTATTTACAACAAAAAAGCATTACGCCTCCAGGAAGCAAATCATCACCTGGGGCAGCAACAAATAAACCAAAGTCAAGTAGTTCAAGTAAATCAAGTGCTAAAATTGATTATTCATCTAAAAGTAGTTATTCAGCCGCAATCAAATCAGCAACGTTGAGTATAAATGCTGATAAACTATCAGAAGATGACTGTATTAAATTAGTAAAAGAAATAAGAAATAAGAAACGAGGTAAGACAGCAATCGAAATTAAATTATTAAAAATTATGAATCCAATAACAAAGAAGGAGATTGGTTTAAAAAGTCCAATCATTCAAAGTTATTTGACCAAATGTTATTTTACCTTTGATAAAAATGAAAAACTACAAAAATCAATAAAAAAAATAGTTAATATCAAAGGTTTAGAAATTTATAATGATATACGTGTAGATATAAGTAATACACAAGAAAAAGAACGTATCTTACGTGAAAAAGAGAAGGAGAGAAAGAAAGAAGAAGAACGTCTTGCTGCGGAAAAAGCAAAAGAAGAGAGAAAAAAAAACATACCAATTATTGATAAATATATTGAAGGACTTGTCGATGAATTTAATGTGCGTTGTGACGAATTAAGAAACAATTGTGATAAAGATGGTGTATTAAACAGCCATTTATATATATCAAATGTGATTAACTCAATTATAATTATAATATACACAAAATATCTACATTTACCATATTACTACGATGAATTATATTTAGATTATTCATCAAAATTAGATTTAAAAATTTATTTATATGATGAAAATTTTAGCAAATATTATGAGAGCAGAGGAATGGTTCCTTATAAAGTATTAAATAGAATTCTTTATGGAGACAATAAAACAAGATATCAAAAACATGATTTAACAAAATATGTTGACCATACTAATATTGACTTAGAACCTAAAACTATAGAAAATTATTATCTAAATACATTACTAAATCGCCAGCATGTTTTTGAAGCATTTCGATATGATGTATATGCTAATCCGGCTGGTCAACAAAAATTTGATAATCATATGATACAATATAATAAACTTAATACCAGTTATTATACAAGATTAAATTTCAATCATTATAAATTTCCAGATACATTAAAATATGCTAAAGATACTTTTGACTTGTTATCTATAAACTATAATATAACAAATGGTACTCTGCCTAAAACTATCTTTTTGGCTACTACAGATACAATAATGGGTACGAAGGTACCTTTTTTAGAACTTAGCACTATGATTAATAATAGATTGAGAAAACTTCCAACTATAACTGGAATTAAAAATGAAGCAACAATTAAAAAGGACTATTATGAAGCAATAATAAAGGGTATGAAAGACTTATCATACGGCAATAATGAGACTGAATATGGAGACAACGATATGATACGAAAGAATATATTATACTCACTAAACGCACAAACTCCAGCATATATTGAACGAAATATGGATAAACATAAGCAAGATATTTACTATAACTATGAATATACTGGAACTTTCCCGTTATTTTCATGGATACCTTTAAATCACAAAAATCTTGATTCTGACACAAATAAAAAATATTGTTATCCTATGTCAACTGAATGGCAACCTTTCAGTATTGATACAAAACGTGGAGTCCTTCGTGAACTCGAATTATCTTATAAAAATCACGGAATATCACCATACAGTACATATTTGAATGAAACAATATACAAGGTATTAACTGATGAATATGCTTCTGTAAAATCAATTCAGTTTGCCAATAGAATTCAAGAAATGACATTAAGAATTAGAAATACTGTGGGTGCTTACAAAGATGAAACTATAAAGCCCAACTATAATAATAAAAAAATATATCTATATCACGGAACAAAAAAAAGATTACATAGTATATACCAAAAGGATAAAGATATAGAGATATTAGGGTTTTTATCAACAAGTTTAAATATATATATTGCTTCGGAATATTGTGGGGTTGGCATAAATAACGTTGGTCTTATTTATATAATAGAGGTGGATGATACGCATTCATATATAAATTTAAAAGACCAATTAAATCAAATACTTATTTTACCACAATCAAGAATTAGAATTATTATGGAGTTTAATGTTGGAGGAATATGTGTTATCCTTTGTCAATTGATTAGATCACCATCTGTATCTCAAAATAATCTTATCTATGATAAATTATTAGACCAAAATAAAGCTACAGCAATTAATAAATACGTAACTTACAGAATAACTGTAAATAATAATATAATGCCAACATGTGCTTATATTTTAGGTGATTTATGGAAAACTAATAAAGATATGACATATAAAGAATATTTAGAAATATACAAGGTAAAGCGTAGTGATTTAAATAACAAAGGGATTAATGATAAATGGAGTATGACACTTAGTGAAAGAAAGGAAGAATTTTTATATTTTAGTCTTGGTCAAGAGTATGAATTATATGTTGATAGAGGGGTGCCATTAATTTCAGGAAGTTTAGAAGATATTAAATATAGCATACATCAACACTTTATTAAGGATTGTTATAAGGCGCTTGATATACCATGTATAGACTATATATTTATTCATGGTGCAAATAAAGCAAAGAATAAAACAACAGGCACGCAATTCAATAAAAATCCTATATGTACTGGTATATCGTTAAAAGACTATAAAAATAATCGAACTAATCAATATAAATACAATATCAACAATTTCCTTATTGATACAATCTTTATGTTCAACAGCATTAAACATGATAATAAAAAACTAAATTTACATGAGACACCAGAAGATGGTAAAATATATGCTAATAAAATAGAGGGATTTAGGGATGCTGGTGCATATCTTAATGGCTCCATAAACCCGTTATTTAAAAAGGGGTGTTTAGTTGGAGAACATATACAATATATGAGAGATTGGAAACATTTATTTATTAAATATAAGGAAGCAAGTGAAGAAGATTTAAGAACACATTTTACATGGTGTCATGAACGAATAAAAAAATTAATCAAAATTATCAGTTCTGTATCAGAAAATTATTTATTCTTTATTAGTAAAACATTAAAAGGAAATATAAAAACAAGTCAACAACTGGGGAGAGAAGGTGTTTTATCTCCTAATTCAAAAGAATATATTGAATTATTTAATTTAATAAAAAATCTTGAAGAAACTTTATTGGAAAGAGCAAAGTTTTATAAAAATTGTACTTTTCACTCAGGAGGTATGGATGCTTTTGTAGATTTTGTTAGAAATATATTAGGCAACGGACCCCTCGGCGCACTTGAAAATACTCATAATTCTAAATTATATAAAGATGCTATTCTTGAAGATCTAATTTTAAATGATTCATTCTCTGGAGGTATTCTTAGTATGAAAGAAATGAAAAAGCAAGGATTACAATTAAAGACGGATACTTATATACCAAAACAGATTGATCATATGAAAATATATGAAGCATTCAAAAATGTTCCTATTTCTGAATCCAAAGATATGCGTTATTTTAATGATATGCCAAAAGATATGCAAAAATATTATGGTGGTGGGAAGGATGAAAAAGAAAAATATATTAATATAATGAATAACTGTCATTTTAGATTTGTAGTTACTGAAGATGTAAATATGGAATAAGTGTAATATCTCGTATGTTATTTGGCAAGTTTTATTTACCAATTATGATGACTACTCCGACGATACATAAACGATTAAAGAATCAGAGATGTATATTCAAAAAATGATTAAAATATCAAGCTATTTATTAGTAAACCTTTAAGTGTAAAGTGAATGACTATGATTTCTGTATTCACCAAGAATTACCTATATGAACTACCTGAAGATATCCTTGTCCTTATATACAAAAAAGCATTTAAGGAGACGCTAAACAGTCTTACGGATATGCGAGAAGCAATCGACAATTACGACAGATTGGTTGCGTATATCAAGAGTAATCATTTTAACCCATATAAAACGAGTGCTATATGGAGTATAATGCTTTGCTATAGAAAGGAATTGGGTGATCCTTATTATAAATATTTCTTATATTACGCAGATAGTGAAACAGATTTATTGCGACTTAATAAACAAAAGATGATTAAACATGAACCAACATATTCTTCTATAAAATACTTGGATTTCACAATCTATCCTATACAAGATAGAGTATCTACTGATAGTTATATAAGTATAAAAAAATTATTAGAAGAATATACAGATATTTTCCTTAGTAATTATTCCGAAAAATACTCTAATATTAAAAGAATCGAATTATTTGACGACAAAATACGAATAGAATATAAAGATTCGCATATATTCAGATGTTCAGTAGATATATACAATAATATCTTGGAATCATATAATTTTATGATCTGTATTTTTCATATTCTTTACATGTATAATAATTTATATCCAAGATATAATTTGGAATTTATGAATGATCTTGATGACTTAAGGGAATGGTTTGAATATAACTCGTTCTTTTGCGGATTTACACTTAATAAAGTAGGTGATACAATTAAACCTTCCTTTCATTCCGCAAGGTATATTTAGATTGTGCGTGTTATTATTATTTGATATTAAATATAGAAGAGTTTCCTGATAAAGCAGGCCAATATATTCCTGTTTGATTTTCTTTCAGTAATTTTATAGCTTTTAGGTTTGTATTTGATGATAATGCTGTCCAATCAATCTTTTCTCTGTTCGATTTTACACCTTTGGACATTTAAAATGCCGATTTTAGTCTTTATAATTCTTGTATTTTCTTACCTTATTTTTCTTAATATAATCTTTTTGTCTATTATATGTTCCATTTAATATTCTTTTATAATAGTCTTCTGGTATCATTTTTATTACCTCTTTAATATTATTATTTAAGTCTTCATAATATAACCCTTGCTTCTTTTGTAATTTAGATTTTAGAAGACTAAAAAACATTTCTATACTATTTGTATAATGTTGATATGGTACTGAATAAATCAATTTATTATTCTTGTTTATTAATTCTTTAATTCTTATGTTTCTATGCGAACTTGCATTATCTAAAATGATAACCTTGTTTTTATATTTATTAATAATAAACCTTTCTAAAAATGCTAATAACCTATCACCATCTATACCACTCTTATTATATAATTCATAACCTTCTACACCATTTATAGAAATAGCAAAAATACCAGTATATTTTTTGAAAACTTCTTGTGAATTAGTTTTAACTACACATCTTTTACCTACTTCATTATAACAATAATGTCTTAATTGTAAAGAGTTAATACTTGTCTCGTCTATTATGTTTAGTCATTATAAAATTATTTAAAGGTATATTGTATTATATTATAATGATAAGATAATATGACTGATATAGTTAATATTGATATGTATAATAATTTAGTGATTGAAAATGAATTATTAAAGAAAAAAAATATAGAATTAGAAGAGAAGTTAAAAGCATATACCAATACAGAAAGGAATAAGAGGTATTATGAAAAAAATAGTGAAAAGGTAAAGGAGAAGGCAAAGAACTATATGGAGAGAATGAAAACAGATAACCCAGAAAAACTAAAAGAATGGCGACATACTGCTTATATGAATAGAAAGAATAAGTTGATGGAACAGAGTTAATTGGTTTTATATTTTCTAAATTTTTGCTGTAATATTTTGATACATTTATTTATTTTTTTCCAATCATTTTCCCATATTGTTATTAAATTATAACCTAATTCTTTTATTTTATTTTCTCGAATTAAAGTTTCATCGTATAAGTCTTTGAAAGTTTTTTTTGTAATCTCATTAATGTCATCAGGATTAAATTTCTTCGGATTACCATGCCAGTAATCACCATGAAATTCATATATAGTATTATTTTCTTTACAATATCCATCTGCTCTATATTTAGTTGTTGTAATAACATATTCTCCATCATTATGAGCGTGTTGAATATAAATATTATAAAGTTTAGAAAGAAAATCTAACCATAAAATTGATGGTTTAGAAAAACCATTATTACTACATTTAGGACAACCTATACATGAATTATAATGTGCTATTGGTGTTTTCATAAATTCTCCATGTATTTTGCATTCAATAATAACAGGTATATCACAATATACATAATCTACTTTTGAATAATTATATTTATCTCCATGAACTAATCTTGACTTTTTTATAAAGTCATCTTTGTTAAATGTTCTCTTTTTAGCACTATTAATACGACTACATTTAAGACACCCACTACTTGTTAAATGATTACATGGAGTTTGTTCGAATTCCCCATGTATTTTACAAATAATTATAATATTTTCATCACTATATTTTTTATAATCTACTTTTGAATAATCATATTTATCTCCATGAACTAACCTTGTTTTTTCTATAAATTCTTGCGATGTTATTTTTCTTTTTTCCGCATTAGAAATAAGACTACATTTATAACAATTAGCGCCTAGTAAATGATTTCCAGCATCTTGTTCAAAATCACCATGATTTTTACAAATTATGATTATTTTTGTATGCCTTGATACATAATCTACTTTTGAATAATCATATTTATCTCCATGAACTAACCTTGCTTTTTCTATAAATTCTTCTGATGATTTTCTTACCTTATTACTTCTTAAAATTACACCACAATTATTACAACCTCTACCTTGTAAATGACTATTTGGTGTTTGTTCAAATTCCCCATGTATTTTACAAATAATTATAATATTTTCATCACTATATTTATAATCTACTTTTGAATAATCATATTTATTATTATGTATTATATTACTTCTATCTATAAAATCTATGGTATTTAATTTGCGATTTTTACAACACATATAACATCCATGTCCATTTAAATGACTATTTGCTTTTTGTTCAAAATCCCCATGAATTTTACAAGAAATTATTATTTTACTGGTTGCGTCTATATAATTAACTTTTGAATAATCATAATTATCTCCATGAATTTTTATTACTTCTTCTATAAATTCTTGATTACTTTTATTTCTACCAACACATTTAGGACACCCTTGTTTTGATCGAATATGATTACCAGGTCTCTGTAAAAAATCACCATGAATTTTACAAGTAATTATAACATTTGCTTTGGACTTACTATAATCTACTTTTGAATAATCATACCTATCCCCGTGAACTAATTTAGATTTTTCTATAAATAATTCGGTCATTATAATCTAATATTATACTATTAATAATGTTATATATCATTATTAAATATTCAGTATAAAACTATTTAAAGATAATGTATATACTATATATAGATAATGTAAATGTCTAAAACGAAGAGCAATAAAGGAGATGACCTTGAAAAGTTTGACTATATGAAAACTATTAAAAATAACATCAATAATGTTCTTAAAGATAAAGCAGTCTTACCTATCATTAATGATTTAGTCATTAGAACTAATAAGATTGTTATTCATTCATGTAATTTTATTAAATTATATTATATTTATCTATATGAAAATGATTTAGAGTTCCCTTCAATTGATAAGAACTTTATCTGCGATGTCTTTAAAGTTATTACTAAAAGAAAAGATAATAGAGGTGCAACACCTAAAAAAGATTATAGCGATTTGTTAAAGAACCTTTATAAGTTTTATAATGAACACTACATAACTACCATTTATGATAATGAAATAATCTATTATGATAAATTAAGTTATATATTAGCATATGAAGCAATTGATATTGAAAAAAATATAAATAATAACATACAAGAACATTTTATTACACATCTTAATCAATTCGTTAATCATTCCTTTAATTTACAAGAGCAAAAAGATGAGATTAAAAAGATAAAAGATAAGGAAACAAGAAAAGAAAGATATAAATCATTAACGAATGAATTCAAAAAAGTTAAAGACGACCTTGTATCACTAACAGATGACCTAAAAGCAGATGAAAAATATCATAGTTGGATTAAAGAACATAAAAAACATATTGTTCCTAATAAAACTAATTTTGATAAAAATAGCATTTATTATGACCTACATTCTAATACAAAAGATTATTTAAAGTCATTTATCTATATAAATATTCAACTTGAAAAACTTAATGATATACTATTAGAAGATAGTACTGATATTGATAAGGTTAAACAAATTAAATTGTTTAATATTTTACCATTAAGAAGCAATATTATTCCTAAAAATATATGCATTGATACTTGTGCTTTAATTAGTAATTTTTTAGGAGATGAAAGCACAAACCAGCACTTTAAAAATTATAAAAAAGAGAATAATCAATTTAAATTATGGAATAGGGTTTTAAAGTTAGATAGTAAAATTTTCAAAAAGAATAATTATGAATTTAATTATATGATTAGGACAGATGGTATTTCTGTTGGAATTTTATTTATTAGATTAGGAAGTAATGGATTACCATTAAAACATTATAATCCTATTAATAAACCAGAAGATAATACAAAATATATAGAAAAAGAGATTATTACAGATGAATTAAGAAGTAAAAAAATAGTTTGTGTTGATCCAGGTTGTAGTGATTTAATTTATTGTGGTAGCAAAGATAATGATTGTAATTTAGAAACATTTAGATATACTCAAAATCAAAGAAGATTGGAAACAAGAACAAAAAAATATAATAAGATTATTGAAGAAGTTAATAATACAACCTTTATAAATGATAAAAATATTAAGGAAATTGAAAGCGTTTTAAGTAATCATAATAAGAAAACTTGTAATTATGAAAAATTCAAGAATTACTTGATTGAAAAAAATAAATTAAACTTATTGTTATTTTCTCATTATGAAAAGACCTTTTTTAGAAAGTTCAAATTAAACAGGTATATCAATACTCAAAAAAGCGAGAGTAAAATGATAAAGAACTTTACTAAAAAGTTTGGAGAACCGAATGATGTAGTATTTATAATGGGTGATTATGATAAGGGTAGTAGTAATATAGGTGGGTTAGAACCTACAATTTGTAAAAAGTTTAGAAAAATATTTAAGAATGCTGGATTTAGAACCTATTTAGTGAATGAGTTTAGGACATCTAAACTATGCAATTGTTGCAATCGCGAGATATCACCCTTTATGATAAGGCAAAGTCATAAACCTAATGATATAAAGGTTAATAAAAAAATAACTATTAATGGATTACTTTCTCATCAAGAGGATAAGCAGAAATGCGAGATAATTCATAATAGAGATAAGAACGCCGTTCAAAATATGTTAAATATTGTAAAGAGTATATTTACAATAGGAAGAAGACCAGACATATTTACGAGAATTCATACATAGTACACGCTATGTAATAATCAAATTTTTACTACTTTTAGATATTTTTTGCTGTTAAATCGGCATTTTAAATGTCCAAAGGTGTAAAATACTTTGCATTTCTAATAATATATATATATATAATAATAATAATTTACAAAATAATTAAAAATCACAAAGTGGTTTGATTGAATGACAAATATAATATAAAAAGAAAGATTATTATTATTAAATATGAGTATTTTAAATAAACAAGAATTACTTAGAAGAACTGAAGAGTTTGCTAAGGATTATATGAAAACCTATGATGATTCACATAGTTTCGAGCATGTTGTAAGGGTTAAAAACATGGCTACTAAAATCGCATTATCAGAAAATTTAAGTGAAGAACAAATATTTATAATTCAATTAGCAGCATTAACCCATGATATTAATGATAGTAAATACAAAGATGTTGATGTTGATGAAACTCAGCAAAATATACTTAAAAAATTCTTTGATAATTTAATTGAAGACAAGGATATATTAGAAACTATTATAAATATTTCATGTAATGTAAGTTTATCAGTAGAGTTATTTAATAATGATAACTATAATCTTTGTAATAACTGTATAGAATTAGATTGTATTAGAGATGCTGACCGTATTGATTCATTAGGTTCTATTGGAATATCAAGATACTTTACCTATGGTATTATTAAAAAAAATAGTAATATTAATGATATAATAGATAATATAGAAAAACGCACAAGTAAAATAATGAATAGCATAAAAACCAATATGGGAAAAAACATTAGTTATGAAAAATATAAAATAATTAAAATGTTTATTGATGACTATTATAACACTATGCTTGTTTCAAGTATATAACAAATAATTATAATTGCTTAAGGAATATTTTGTGATATGTTTCAGGATTTATTTCTTTAACATTCTCTAAATTACGATGAAAATATGTGCCTAAAATTCTTTCATAAGAACATGAAATATCCTTATTATTACATATTAAATCTAGAATTCCCTTTTCAATCATATTATCCATAAATCCCTTATTACAATAAAAACAATTCCATAAAACTAATGGTTCTTCATTCCGATCTGTCATATCTATAAAATTTAAATATTTTTTAATAATATGTTCTATATTTACCCCATCATTATTAAGAGACTGTGCATTTGTTTTTTTGAAAACTATAGCATCATCCTTGGTATCATCAAGTTCTTCCGTTATCTTATTATTAAAATACATAGTCCCTTGAACGCATATATATTTATCAGCTCGAAAATATTTTAATGCCAAATTATATGCGCCTATTTCGTATCTATAAAGGTTTGAATTATTTTTTATTATATATATATTCAAAGATTTTGCCAAATCATACCATTCTACATTTTTAGATTTATTATCTATAATAACTATTGTCTCATTTTTATAAATATTCCTAAATTGTGCTATACAACTTTTCAAAACATTCAATTTATACACATCATTCTCTATGTAGACAGCAACAATTATTAATAACCCCTTTATATATACTGGTTTATTCTCGTCTAAAAAATTAAGATATTCTTTATATTCGCTTACAGTCCCACAATCCCAATATTGTCCGTTAATAATTTCGTATGGAATTTTTATAGAATTATTTAATGCCAGTTTCATAGAGTATCCTAAATGTAGATCGTCAATTTTAATATAATTCTCAAACTCTTTTTTGAAAATTATAGCTCCCCATCCATAATTATAATCACAATCCTTATTCTTATCAATAATGTCGATAATATGATTATCGTCTATATTACATAATCCGATCTTCTCTCTTTGTGTATCTCTTATATTCCATAAATAACTGCCTATAATTATATCATTATTGTTGGATACCTTCTTAATTAAAGTATCTGAAATATAATCAACATGTGTATCAGGCATTCCCATAATTGCTAAATCATAATCTTCGTTTTCTACCATCTTCAATATTGTTTCATTCATAGTTGAGGTACTTTGTATAATCTTGACATTTATTATGTGTTTATGATCATTTAATTGTGTATTAATAATATGCTCTATAAATGAATTATTTGCGACAGAAGAACCGATAATAATTTTATCACAACCCTTTTCAATCATTAACATACACCAATTACTCAATAAAGATAGATTCTTATTTTTGAGAGGCAAAATAAACTTTGGGATATTGAAAATTCTACTTGCGGTTCCACCACAAGCAATCAAGCCTAACATACTTTTTATAACGTATAATCTATAACATTATAAGAATATTAAAAATGAATTATATACGAATACGAAGATATAATTATACTTACAGTTTACTAATAAGTAAATATAGAAGGATTTGAAGATAAAAAATGTCTTAGTAGGAGATTTTATAGGAGTCTTAGTAGGAGTCTTAGGAGACGATTTTGAAGATGACTTAGGTTTTGGCGGCGACTTATTTTTATTTGTTATTATTCTATACATTAGATCTGCTCTTTGATTTTTAACATGTTCTTCACGTGTTGTGTATGTTGGCAATAAAGAAGGCATGTTCTAATATACAGACATATATAAATAAAAAATAAAGGATATTATAAATAAAATATTATGTAATTTATTTTTTATAAATAATAGTTAGTTAAGTATATTAAAAAATATAAAAAGATGTCTAATATTACGTCAAACAATCAACCTGATCCGCAGCAAAAACCCAAGCCATTCCCTTTCAATACTTGTGAGGTCAGAGGCGAGATAGCTGATCAGCCCTATTCAGCTTCTATAGATATCCTATCATGCCTTATACTGCTCTATTTATTATCACAAGCTAAGCATATAGAGATCCAGTTTTTCATCTTGTCTTTATTTATATTTCAAGCATACCACGCATATTCACATTTATTCTGGAGCAAGAATGAGAATAGTCTTGAGCATGTATATATTATTCACGCAATCTCATATATTATAATAGTCGCACTAATTATCGCAATCTCATTTATTAGCGGAGAGCCTCCTAACATCCCTATAATAATTACAGCAATTATGGTTGACTTATATATATTTATGAAATATGTAGGAACAGTATATAACGCAGCTTCAGGAATAAACGTTTGGATCATAGTGCTTATTACGGGATTATGGAATATTAAATTGCCAATAGTCGTTTCAAGACTGCTCCCAATATTGATAATGTTATTTGCTGTTGTCATAGCGCTTCTCTTTAATGAGAGATACAATTGCGATGCTATGATGAATGCCTATGTGTTCCCTTATCATATTGCTGTAGAGATAATGGGGCTTATAATATCGTCACTCTTTGCCTACATATTTTTGTTGTTAGAGTTGGAGAAGATAAAAAAATGATAGTATAAGGTTGTTGATCTATATAACAACTAATATGAGGAACTATAATGAAGATGATGCTGAAATTAATGTCGAGTTTGAGAAACTGAATAATGCGAAGATGGTTGATAAGACGGTCGAAAATAGCATAGAGCCAGTACATAATGTTCCTCAGCGACACTTTAATATTGCTGATAAAACCATAGATAAAATAGATGATAATAGGTTTCTAATTAAAATTGGTTTCCGCGAACTGATGGAGTTGGCAACACCTATTACATTTAATAGAGATTTGGATGATGAACATGTAGATAAACTATTTACTTCAATAAAAGTTGGCTACCCGTACCCATACACTATGGATGCTATTTATGATAAAACCAGACAGATTGGTGAAAAAAGCATTAAAATTATTAATGGGAATCATAGGCACAGCGCAATCTGTAAATATATAACTGAACACGATAAAGATTTTAGTTGCGATTATAAGGTATATATTTGGATATCTGTTGTAGATGAATGTGAGAGCACTAATCTACAACAGAGCATAAACTTATATACTATAGTAAATAATCATTTACCATTTAAGGCACCTATTATTGTTGAAATAAAGGTGATGGTATTACTTGATAAACTTTGCAAACACAAATTTAAGGGAAAAGCCATAATGGCAAACACACGTGATACAAGCCATCAACCACGAATTAATAAAAATGAATTGTATAAACTTCTTGATTCTAACAAAGATATATTAGAAAACTTTGTATCTATGCACTCAGTCAATAGAAATAATTTAATTATTACTGATGATATCCTTGATAAATTTATAGAGAATATTATTGATATTAATCAATACATATCTCTAAAAGGTTTTGAGAATGTATATAGCAATAATCTCTCAGCAGATAACAGTATAATTTGGAATAAAGCTCGAGACGATTATGGTTTCTTCTTAAACCTAAAAAAATCTAACTACCCTAAGGAAGTCTGGATTAAATATCTATGCGACCCTACTGCTATCTAATATCTAATATGCTAATCTTTGCTAACCTATAACTTTCGCAACCTTCACAAACATGTAAGCAAATATATATATTAGATATATAATTATAAGGGCTATTACGCATATAAATTTTAATATTTTAAGATTGTTTGTTAGAAAATCTAAGAACATTTCAAATCTATCTTTTTTATATACCCTAACAACATCTCTGTTATTGTCATCGTTGCGGCGACTTGGAGAATGACTTCTCGCATTTTTATTAACTGCGTACTTTTTTGTACGCTTATCTATGGGGTGTGCGTATTGAAATGCTAAGGACATTACATCGCTAACGCCAGTCAACGCATTTGATTTCTCAAATTCCTTATATCGTTCTTCGTGAATGCTCTGTAATTTATTCTCTAAGTTTATTTTCTGCTTAATAAGCCTAATGAGTTTCAGTTGCTGTTCCTTTACAAACTCATCATACTGATATGCGTTGTTAATATGTTGGGTTGATAATACGCTAATATAATCTTGCTGATTGTCGATAATACGAGAAATTTTGGTGATCTCATATTCAATCTGAGAATAATCTGTGCGAGAATTCATGTTTGGTTTGTTTGTTATATGGAGTTTTGCTTGTCGATTTGCTCAGGTTCTTAAACAAAAATAAGATACTTTCAATCAATTTTTATAGTAATATTAAAAAATAATAACATATATATATAGTTTAAATATTATGATTATTGTATTAGAATAGATGTGGATACTTAGCAGTAAAGTCTTCCCATTCTTTTTTTATTGAAGAGGAAACTTTTATTAATCTTGTGTTTGTTTTGTAATATTTTACCTGATCTATTGTCCATTTTCCAAGACTTTTAATATCTTTATCTATATGATGTGAAGATGGTCTTTTATTATTTAATTTTATATATTCATCAACTTTGTTCATTTTATCAAACCATACTTCTTCATTTGACTTAAATAAATAATCATATTTTATTATAAGTTTATTCCATTCCTTCCTTATTAAAGAGCAATCTTTCATTAATCCTGTGTTTGTTTTATAATATTTCTTTTGATTAGCAACCCAATTCCCTAATGTTTTTTCAGTAGGTTCATTTGCGGTACGTAAAGGTAATTTATCATATTGTTCAACAAATTGTATAAGAGCATCATATCTTATTTTCCATACTTCTTCATTTGACTTAAATAATTCATAATTTTCATTTACAAATTGTTCCCATTTTTCTCTTATTGAATTGTCCGTCATATTATTTTTATTTTTTATATAATTCTCTTTTTGATGCGATATCCATTTACCAAGTTTTTTTACATTTTCATCATTATTTGTTATAGGTGGTAATTTATTAAATGTCTTTATGTATTCTTTAATTATATCCAATTTTTCATTCCATCTTTCTTGTTCTGATTTTAATAAGTCTTCATTTTCATCAACAAAACATTCCCATACCTTTCTTATATTTTCATCTTTCATTATTTGCGAACAATTAGTATATTTTTTTTTTTGACGACATATCCATAACGCCATCTTTTCAATATCTTCATTCTCGTTATTTTGAGAAGGTAAACTACCATTTTCAAGTATATATTGTTGTATTTGTTTTAAGTTATATACCCATTTATCTTCGTCATTTATAAATAAATTATTATGTTTATTAACAAATATTTCCCATTCTTTTCTTATATTTTCTTTCGTAATAATAATATTACTATCTATTTGATTTTTATAATTTTTCTTTTGTGTTCCTACCCAATACCCTAATGTTTTTTCATCAAGGTCTTTTGAATGAGGCGAAGGCAATTTACCATTTTGTTTAATATATTGTTCTAATTGATTTAATTTATCTTTCCAATACTCGTCGTTGTCCATAAATAGATTGTTATATTTAGATATAAAGGTTTCCCATAATGTTCTTATTTTTTTATCAGTCATTATTTGAATGTTTTTTTTATATTTTTGTCTTTGTGTAGATACCCAAGATGCTAATGATGATATATACTTATCTGTATTACGCGATGTAGGCAATCTACCATATTCCCTTATATATTCTTCAACCATCACAAGTTTTTCTTCCCAACTAATAACCCTAAACTCCTTAACGCCTATAATACAATCGCTCAATAACACCTTATCTTTCTCTATTATTCGAAGTTCTTTTTCATCCTTATTATTATAGAAATCAACAGTACTAACTTTAACCTTATCCTTAAACATAATATCATATTCTTTAATAGATGATAAGGTCTCTAATATTTCTTCATATGCTTCACACCAAATATATACATTAGCAACTTTATAAGGATTATTCTTATCTATTCTTGTCGCTCTGCTTATTCTTTGAATAGTTGTTATTTTATTTTTAGGCGCATAACTTATATATACGCTATCACATGCTGGTATATCAATACATTCATTTAATATCCTTATGTTAAACAGCAACTGTATTTTTTCATCATTATTGCTAAAGTGATCTAAAACATAGCCTCTTCTCTTCACGCTATCTTCGCAACTTATACTATGCATCTCAATATCCATAATATAAAAGTCATTTAATGTTTTCATACTTTCAATCATATTCATCATATCATCTGTATCTTTACAGTATACTATACATTTCCTTGAACCATTATTTGCGATACAAGAATATAGAAATTTACATCTATTCTTTATTTCATTATCAATCTCATATATAGAAAGTTCATTATCAAGTTCTTCATTATTTTCATGAATAGATGGTAACCATATTCTGTAATCTGTAATATACTTATTAGCAATAGCATATGTAAATGTCATTTGATAAACAACATCTCCAAAAAACCCTACATCACCATCACTATTCTCACTTTCGTCGCTATTGCTATCCTCATCACCGTCGCTATCCACAACTCTATTATTATCATCATATTCAATATCATATATTCGAGGTGTAGCCGACATAAACAGAATTTTGTGATTTGACTTTAGCAACTTATATATATTATCAGTTTCATCAAAAATATTTGCTTTTGATAGATTATGAAATTCGTCAATAATAAATAATACATCATTAAATAATTCTAAACATTCTGATATTAAATCCATCGATTTATAGGTTGTTGATATAAGGCACTTATTGTTGCTTTGAATAAATTTTTTAATACTATCTATATCTCTATCACCATCGCTATCAACTAATAATGTGTTCTTTCTATTATAGCCATATTCTATAAACCTATTAAGGTTCTGTCTCGCGAATTCTCTTAATGGTGATAGAATGACTATCTGTTTATAATCATTAGAAATTAACATACTAATATATGTTTTACCACAACCACAAGGAATTGCTACTATACCCCTATTATTGTTTATATAATGGTCTTTCAGTTTGCTAACGGCTTCTAATTGATAAGAATATGGAGTTATTATAGGTATGATTTCTTCATTTATGCGATTACTTATATTACTATTTTCGCAAGGTAATTTTACAAAGTATATCTTATTGTCATTACCACCTTCAAATAGTTTAAGTGTTTCTATATCATTTGTATAATCTATAAATACAACATAAGGACTTAATTTGATAGTATCACTTAAATTTCTTGATAAGCAACTCGTATAATAAATGTATGTATTAATATTTCTAATTAAAGCTGCTCTAAGCATAATACCAGATAAGTCACTAATACATAACCCATCTTTATAACCATTTTTACATTGGACTATAGAGCATTTATCATTATTATCAAGTTGTATAATATCTATACCAATATCCTTATGATTATGTAAATGACCTTCTTTCAAATCCTTTCTCATTAACCTCAAATCACTATGAGAATGTACAAGATTATGTTTAATCAATATATTTTCTGGACATTCATTCCATAAAAAAGCATTAGTGTCTAAATGTTGTATTATGAAGTCTTTCACACATTTTTCATATAGTAGTCCTTTTTCTTGATTATTCATATTGGTAATTATATTATACATTAAATAATTATGGTCAATTTTTATATAAAAAAATAATAAAAAATATATATCATATACATTACTATACATTTATTATATAGATCACATATATTACATATCTTATTCATCCTCATCATCATCTTCTTGTTTATATGCGATACCATTCCAACCCTTAGCCTCATAGGGTTTATTAAGTAGTTTTTCTATGTATGCCTTCAGCTGATTGCGGTCTGGGCATTTCTTACCCTTAACCACATTTGATATACTCCATAATCTGAAGTCAGTATATAATTTTGCGATTGTAATACGAGGTTCCTTGATTTGTGGATCAATAATAATTCGTTCATTAATGAATTGACCAATAATATCATTATTCTGCTTATAACTCTCAGTAGCGACACGAACTTCGCTTGGTTCCGCAATTGCCATAGGATTAATATGCTTATGTCTGTCAATCAACATACTTATAAATATCTCCTTCCATCTTTCGAATTTGTCAGAAAGCTCCAAATCCATATAAAACTCGGTCTGCTTATTGATATCTGGTGTTTCCGTAAATTTACTTGAGAAATTACATACTTTGATACGTCTCCATGTTCCTCCATCATCGCTGGGAATCTCTGGCAATTCATTACATGTTAAAATCATCTTGAATTGTGGCTTAAATTCATAAGGTTCCTTAAATAGCGTTCTTACTAAAATGCGATCTTGTCCTGACAATTCTTTCATCAGTCCAATATTCAGCCTATCATTCTCACTCGGCTCTTGCATCACAGCAAAGCGCCTACCCTTAGTTCGCTCTAATTCACTCTGAGCAGCATTACTCGCGGCACGTTTTTGCGTTAACAGGGCAATAGGCATGATACAGTAATATTCGCCAATCGATTTTTGAATTAAATCTAAGAGCCTTGATTTACCATTACTGCCTTGTCCTGTAAATATATAGAAACGTTCTTGAGCGATGCTTCCATCTATAATACATGCCAATACATCCATAACATAATTTCTCAGATTTTTATTAGTAAATATCTTTGAGAAGAACTCATTAATTTCTGCTACTTCTGGTAATTCGCTATTGTAATTAATGTAATTTAGCTTGGTACTTAGCAGAATATAATCATCAGGCATTCCATCACGAAACATATGCATCTTTAAATCATATACACCATTATCAAATCCAATCAAATGTGAGCGACTATCAAGCAGTTCCTCAAATTTCTCATCGATGAAAAGCGTACGACATTCTTTCATAATCGAGTCCTTAAAACGTGAGTCCTTTAATTTTGTAGCAATCTTTAAGCATTTCTTACTACGCTCGTCGTTAATTGCTTTTAATGTAGGATCTTCTGTATACTCGTTAAAATAATTTGAACGTTCCATGTATTTCTTACAGATGTCTGTGCTGAGGATTTTGCGTAAATCTAATCCTTCGATAGCACGAACCCATCGATGCTTCTGTTTATCATATTTATACCAGATATCTTTAGAGATTGCTTTGAAATCATCTTTGAAAATAGCATGTACTACACAGGCGATGTCAAAATGCGCTCCATCGCTATTAACACTCATATCGATTTTAGGAATAATACTTTGATCAAGAATACTGACATATTTAACTAAATTATCTTGCTTTGCCCACCATCTGAGAGTGCCGATACCCATATTGTCTTTTCTCATTTTATCCCATAGATTATGACATTCACCCTCGATATATGCACTGCTAATTTTTGAAAATTCTACCCATGTTTCAAGAAGTCGATAATCAATATTACGAAGAACCCAACCCAAATTAATCCAATCTGTATAATTATCTGCTCTTGCTAAAGATAGACAGCTTACGAGTTTTTTAGCAAATGTAAGTTCATCTTCAGAAATATAAGTGCGATTGACATTTAGTGATTTGCCAAAGATATTATTTTGCAATTTACTTTTTAATTTCTGGTCAATTGCTGGCAAGATATGCTTGCTATATTGGCTTATCTCAGTTTCAAATTCTGGTTTAACAACGTCTTGAATATCACTTGAAAAATTACGCATAGAAAACAGTTTGATAAAGTTGATTTCATCAGCTGCATTTAATGTATATTCGGTTTTTACAGTATCATTATTTATATATTTATAAGTACTCGAGACCCGATAAGTATCGCAATCAGGTTTCTTAGAACCATACATCTGCCAGCAATTAACATCGATTATTGCTTTATCAACAATCGAATCATAATCATTACATATTGGCAAATCTTTGAAAATATCTGCGGCAACATCTAAAATCTTTCGACGGATGAAGTGATGTACGTTATTATTGACGACTATATAAGGAAATATAATATGTAAACCATCTTTTATTTTATTTCTGAATTCGACGGGGTTTGGCTTTTCCATAACATAGGCAATATTTGCTTCTTCGGGAATATTAAGAAATTGATTAATAACCTTGAAATAGGTATTAACGATATTGAATATATTATCAGCGGTATATACACGATCTAACTTTTTCTTGCTATTTAATGATGAATTGGAATCATGAGAATTATAAATGCCCGACTTATCATCAGGCATCGTAAAACGGAAATCTATATCAACACGAAGCGAACTGGGCTCTGTGGGTTTTTCTGTAAAATATAATGGGACACCATTCGTAAGAGCAAGACTGTAAATATTTATAAATTCAGCATAGTTATCTTGGGGAACATATATTGAAACTCTTGGATTGCCGATGCTGGTATTTGTATATGGCTTACCTTTCTCGACCTTGTATTTATTAATAAATGAACGTAAATCTTCATTTATGCCCATTATTTTTAATATTTCAATATACTTATATATATATCAATTTTTATTTTTATACATATTTATTTTTATTAAATTATAAATTACTTTCTGTATATTATGTAGATAAATACATATCACAAATGAATAAGGAAATTATAAAATATAATAGTCCAAAAAATGCCAAAAACCCCTATATATTTTCTAAAGAATCATTAATACATTTGATTGATGCGTGGAATAAATATAAACCTGACAAAATAATATATAAGAAAACTGACGCAATCGCAAAATTATCACTTATGTTGAATGAAAAAATCAAACCCGTATGTGATGACAAGCAATATTGGTGTTGGCCTGGAACCATCTCTAAAATAGCAAGTTCTGCTAATGACACAAAAACTAAAGAAATTATCAAAATGATAGAGACCGAAGAGTTGCGTCCTGAAATGCCTATAGAATGGTATGCCAACTCAAGAGAATGGTTAAGTAATTATGATATAGAGGATGTAATGAAGCAGTATGACAAGGATCGCACATATAAATATGCGTTCTTAGGTGTTTATCCAATCGATTTTTCAGAAGAGGATAAGTTTGGCAGATGTCTGTATAGTAAAATATGTTCACTCGATGTTAAAAAATATATTAATAAGAAAATCAAATATCTTGGGTTAATTACAAATCTTGACAAGCATAATCAGAGTGGATCCCACTGGACTTCTACATTTATTATTATAGATCCACGAAATAAATGCTATGGGGCGCATTATTATGATAGCAACGCTATAGCAATTCCTGCGTATATCAAAAGGTTCATCAATAATATAAAGGAGCGTCTGCTTGTAATATATCCTAATAGTAAGTTCAAAATCACATATAATACCATAAGACACCAGAAGAAAAACACGGAATGCGGTATGTTTTCCATGACACACCAGATAAGATGGATGAATAGTCTTTTGAAATATAAGGAGTTGAAACTTCCTGATCCATATAAAGACGAGAATTTTCTGAAATGTATTACAAATAATAAGAATATAACTGATGATATTATGAATGAAAATCGCAAGTATTTATATCGACCTAACCTAAAGGTTCATTTGAGTAAGAAGAAAATAATTACTTAAGCAAAATAATAAGTGTAATTAATAATAAACAGAGTGTTGTTAATGGCGATTGTAGATGAATTTAAATCGGAGAAAAACAGAGGCTTGATAATTCAGGCATCTACCAAGATGTTGTTTGATAAATACAAGCTATCTTTGAATGCTGATGTATTAGTAAGTATTATAAATGCCATAATATCGTCGATGAGCAAAGATGCCATATTAATGAATAATACTATAAAACTTATGGAATTAAACACTATAACTTTGGCCAAAATGAAAGACTATATTACAAAGAATATAGATAGTATTAGAAATGATGGGATAATAGCTGATGGAAACATGGTTCAACAGGTTCAACAGGTTCAACAGAGTGCTGTTCAACAGAGTGCTGTTCAACAAGTTCAACAGAGTGAAGAAAATATATCTAATATTGCGACAGCTGCGACAGCTGCGACAGTCATGCCAGTAATGATTGAAGATCCCTATAATGCTTATAAAGAGGATTATACTTATAATAAGGGAGATATTTTATCAAATGAGGAATTATTGATTCGTGTGAAAGAATATGAGAATAATAGGGCAATATCAAATACGATATTAGCAAATATGGATGCCACCAGGGATGCAGGAGCTAATATAGATAGTTCATCAATATCTCTTGATAATCGCTCAGCAAGCTCAGCAAATGCCACTAATATTATTCCAGAAATTATGGAAAAAGTATTAACATCTATTAATACGAATGCTAATACATTTGTCAATAAGAAAACATTAATTATAAATAGTTTTAGTAGAGATTGGATAAATAACTCAAATCGCAATCAGCTTTCTTTCACTATCAATATTGATTTACAAAGTAATATCATCGAACCACTAAAGATCCTATTTCCAAAATATGTTAAAGATCGAACTCCTTATATAGTATTGGTAATTACGGATAATCATAAGACGTTTAAGTACAATTTTTTATATAGCAAATCAGCTGGGAAATGGGATATTTGGAAGTTAATAAACAAGGATAATAACATTAATAACAATATAAATTTGACAAATAAAAATTGGCGAATCAACTTTTTTGATTATCTTAATAATGAGCTTAATCTGGGGAAAGACAATATCAAGATAAGTCAAATTAATGATTATAGGATGGACTATGATAATAATACAAGTATCGAAACAAATATTGATAATATTCTGATACCTCAACATAATCTAACAAAGGAGGCTAAGAATAAAAGATTGGCATTTTATGAAATAAATATAGATTATTCTAATCAATTGGAATATGATGAATACAATTTGGATATATTATCAAAGTATGACAGCATGCTACTTAAAACATATAATAATAACCATGTAAATATTAAGGTATTAGAAGTTAATAATGACCTTGGAAAAATAATAATTCTAAATGAAACCAATCTAATGAAAGATGATTTTGTTAATTCGTCTCTTTTAAACTATGGGGCACAGTATTCATTAATCTTGACATACTATCCTATCAGAAATATGTAATTATTATTTATTTATTATTTATTTATTATTTATTATTATTTATTATTATTATTTATTATTTATTATTATTTACATAATTAATATTAATAACGACGAGAATATAAAAATAATCATAGTTATAATATCCATCCTGTATTGTAATTTTAGTTTTTCTTTTTGAGTTAATAGCAGGTCTGATGATTCTTTAGATTTCTCGGCGACCTCATATATATACTTGTATATGTAGGTATAATTAAAAATATTGTCAATACTTTTTAAACCGTTATCGTTATCATTAATAATGATTAGTATTAACCCAATAAATAGGATAAATAATAAGACATGAAAGAATATATTTGAAGAATTAATATGTAGATTGAGATAATTTACAATAATACGCAGTTTATATGAGTCATAATTTATTAATAAAACGCTACATATTATTAGCAATAAATATATAACAGAATATATTAGTATACCTCTTCTCATAGTGCTTACAATATTATATTCTATTAAAAACTCAATCAAAACCATAGCAAATGTTCGTATAATTAATATAATACAAATGAAAATAACCTTGTCCTGAAAGCTAATCTTTAAAACATCTTGAGGGTCTAATCCATTCATTTTAAAACGATCATATAACCGGTTATCCTGTTTCAGACTGTCGATAGTAACGCCTTTAGCCTTAACTTTCTTAGTTTCCTTTGTGTAATCGTTCCATATGTTATTGTATATCGATTTGAAGCCTTCGCTTGGATCTCCAAACATAGTATTCTTTTTTTCAAAGGGATCTCCACTATCTTCTTTTCCTTCAGTTATTCTTATTTTCTCCCTGAGTTTATATATGCTATTCTTTAAGTCCTTTAATTTCTGGTATTTGTCTTCATAATATTTATTACTCTTTCTTTCACCTCCTACTATCCGTCGCTTCCTTGGTTTTGCTATGATTCCTCCTCCAACTGGTCTTCCGAGATTTTGTTGTCTGTTGTTTTCTTTCTCAAGAGCAGCAATCTGTTGTTTTTGCCTTTCTCTTAATTGTTTATCTAATAATTCATCTTTGATAATTAGTTTAGCTACTTCTGCCTCTTCGTTAACGATTAGTGTTAGAATTGTATCCTTGTATTCCTTTTCATTTTTATAATCTTTAAAAATTCCTTGAATTTCTATGATTTCAGCAGAATATTCTTGCTTATCCGAATTAATCAATAATTTTAGAATGTCATTCAAGTTCTTCAATTGTTTATCTAATAATTCTTTTTGTTCTTTTAATACTTCCTTTCTTGCCTTTAAATCTACAATTTCGTTGGCATTTTCGCTTATTTGCGCATCAATATCAGCACTTACTGTATTATTAATACTTATTACAACAAAATAAATATCCTTTTTAAACTTATCTATTAAGTTATCATCATCCTTGCCCTTCTTTTTATCCGACTTTGTCTTCTCTTCTTCAGTAAACTTCTTGTCTACAAAATCAAAAATATTATATGTTATTAATTGAATATAACTAAATAATTGCTTGTATTTTTGCTTATCTTCTTCTAATAATTTAGCAAGATCTGTTGTATTTGTATTGTTAATTGTTTGTTCTGATGCGTAAGTTGGATCTGTTTTTGACAGTCCTTTACCTTTAAAATCCTGTATACTTTTAGTTAAACGCTTTATTTCATCTTCAGCAGTAATGTTAGGTGTTTCAAAAACATACTTATAATATTCAAATGTACATATAAGTTTTTTAATTTCTATAATATCCTTTGCGATTTCCTTCTTATCTTCCTCAGTTATCCCTTCAATCTGAGCTGTGTCAGCTGTGTAATATCCTATTATATTATTATCTAATTCTGTTTGTGGTAATAATTCATGATTATTATTGAAAAGTTCTGTTAATATTTTAATATTAGTATCTTCAACCCCATCCTTTTTATAGAATGTGAAGTTTCTCAAAAGTTTTATTATAATATCTACAATCTTTATTATTTTAGAATTAAATTCCTTATAATTTGGTTTTAATAAACTTTTTTCTATAAGTGCTATATTTTTACCTATAAAATCATTCTTAATACTATCTATCATATCAGCTAAGCTTTCATCTTTCGAAAGTTTCTTATATATCTTATCTATTTCCTTTAAAATATCTTTAAGATCCTTGTAATAGTCGGTACTATTTTGTTTCCCTGTATTATTTTGACCATTATTTTGTATATTCATATACTATATGTGTCTCCTGTTAAATATTGATTATTTTTATTTTGCGTGTATAATTTAGAATTTATTATTAACTATTTATTAATATTAAAAAAAGAATTAAAGAATCATAATTAATTATACTTGTTCTTATACAGATACAGGAGTTGCCGGAACAGCAGCTGCCTTAGCAGCAGTTTTGCTTGCGCTGGCAGGGAAATGATGAGAGATTAGTTTTTGTAGAATAAAATAATTAATCTCCTCGCTGTCTCCAACATTAAGAATCTTCTTTAGTTTAGTGTCAGGAAGAATAAAACGCTTGTTCTCAGGCTTATTTAGATTATGCTCTTTAACATATGCGTTGATTAGTCTTGTAATATCAGTACGTGATTTCTCGGTTCCATGAGGAACGCCAATAAAATCACATAGTTCATCAGAAATTTTATTAGGCTTAGCAAAACCCGATGGTGAATTCTTGGCGTTTTGACGCTTCTTCTGTGCCTTCTCGATAATCTTCTGTTGCTTATCGTATTCCTTGCTAAGAACCTTCAAATTAGTTTGAATATCCTTAATCGCCCCTGCCAAAGAATTAACCTTATCAATAATATTTGATAGAACATTATCCGCAGCATCTACAACAGGAGGAGTAGTCTCAAGAGTAGCTGGAGCTGCTACTGGAGCAGGAGCATGTGCGGCTGATACGGCTGAAGCAGGTGTCGGAACAGCTGCCGCTACGACAGGAAGAACAGTAGTCGATGCGGTAGTCGAAGCAGGGGTTGTAGGGATAACAACAGGCTTCTTCTTTTTAGCTTGCGTCTCAGAAACAGGAGTTTCATGAGCAGGAGAGACAGAGACAGGTTGTTTTTTAGAAGGAGTTGGCATTATTTATTACTTTATGATTACATATATTATCATTTGTTTATATAATTTTTTACTTTCGCATTATAAAAAATATAAAATATAAAATAAGTATTATGAAAATATGTAAGTATTATGAAAATATGTAAGTATTATGAAAATATGTAAGTATTATAAGCAAATATCTAATTTAATTGTCATGTTGGTCATAGTCATCTGAGTAGCCATCGCTGTAATAATTGTTATCTGAATAGTAGTCGCTGTCATACATATTATAGTATTCGTCATAATATTCAGTATATTTATCATAATTGCTCTCATTATCATCATAATCGCTTTGGATATTATCATTAATATTATAAGGATTGTTAATCGATGTATTATTCATTAATTCATAAACACTCTTGTACATGTTTTTAAGATTAATATAATGTTGTGCTACATCATCTGTTTCAATATCTCTCTTTTCACGTTCTTCCTCGCATTTTTGTTCCATTCTAACTTGGTGAAAGAAGCATGGTGGGGGGTCTAATTTTTTATTAAAGTTATCTTTGATGTTGGCAATATAGTAATCGTCTAACTCTTTCCTCAAAGAGTTGTCAAACTTATTCTCAGCAATATAAAAGTCAATAATAGCATTCTTGCGATATGTTTTAATAATATCAGGGGTATATTTACGAGATACAAGATAAGAGCAATAAGCATCATAGTAATCCTTGAGGGCATCGTCATAATCTTGAATATCATTATTTTCATCGCTGTGAATACTCCATTTTTCCTCAGTATCATTATACATATCCGCAAATACCGAAAAGTCTGCGAAATTAATAGCCGAGAGGACAGATGTAGACATTTATTATAATATTTATTTTATAATTATAACTATATTTTAAATATTAAATTGTTAGAATCACATATCATTTTTTATTTATGATGATTGAAAAAATAAATAATATATTACTATATTATACGGTACCATTTATTACCACCACCATCACAGTCCCCCTTATTGATTCTTAGCAGTTTATATAGGTAGCTATAAGATTATTGATATATTCGTTAATTTTATCAATCTCGACATTAGGAGAATGCCTGTATTCGATGTTGAATGATTTTGCGACTTCCTTGTCATTCAAATAATCACTACGTAACATTAAAGAAACCCGATTATTTATTTTGAACTCCTTTATTATATATATTGATATGTTATCAATCTCATTTGTACATGGAAAAATGTATTGAGGAAACTTATCAATCTTGGAAGATAATATAAGGATACCTGATTTATTATGTTTCACATATTTAGACTTCGTCATTATTTTTGAAGATACGTATTGATTATCATTAGATAGTTCGTAAGTATATACTTTGTCCTTATAATGATAAGACTTGTATTTATCTTCTTTATATTTTTTATACTTTTTCTCAATAATACTCTCAATATCACTACTTATATTAACATTAATATCTGAGGTACCTGAAGGATCTGAGGTACCTGAATGTTCTAAAGCATCCTTACAAAAGAATACCTCTATGATATTAACATCATCTGCGAGAAAGTCTTTTAGATTAATATTAATATTCATAGCAAGATATTAGCGTATTAGTGTATTAGGTATTAGTGTAATGATTTCATTATATAGTTTTTATCAATTTTTATAATATATATAAAAAATGATATAAAATATTACTCTGACAAGTATATTAATATGGCGGCTGAATATACCTACTATGATTTAAATGCTGAGATTGATAAGTATAATAAAATTAATGAAGAGAATAAGAACGCCCCTGATACTGTTAATAGATATAACAAACACAAGATACGTGAGGATTTCAAAGAGCTTCTTATGTCCAATTTACATATTTCTGAATTAGAAGTGAATGATTTAGAAATAGGAATATTTAATGCGACAATAGACTATGCTAATAATACGAAAGTTCAGTTATCATGGAAATGCCAAATGTTTTTAGAGATATACTCTAATATCGCAAGAAGTATCTATTCAAATATTAAGAATGACAGTTATATTGGAAATGACAAGCTATATGATAGGATGATAAATAAAAAAGAGTTTCATCCACATATGCTTCCGTATATGCAATGTAAGGATATATTCCCTGAGAGATGGAAAGAGATTGATGAGCGTAATCAATTGCGTCTCAAGGCAGCTTATGAAATTAAATTAGTTCCCATGTCTGATATGATCAAATGTTCTCGTTGTAAAAGTAAGAAAGTCAGCTATTACGAACTACAGACCCGCTCAGGTGATGAAGCATCTACGCTATTTATGAATTGCTTAATTTGTGGTAAAAAATGGAAACAATAAAATAAAAACATACATAGAAACATATATATATATACATACATATATACCTTTGAACAATTAGGCAGATATATATTCAAATGACATATATTCAAAGTATTCACTAATAATATAATAAGCGAGCCCTAAATATATCTTTGTTTCATCATTATCCACGAGGTTAATAATATTATCATAACATTTTTTATTTAGGATAAACTTTTCGATTGCTTTCTGTATTCCATAATCATATATGATCTTCTCTAAGTATTCTTTTTCATATAATGGCAGCTCTAAGTGATTGAAAATATACCCATTCGTACTGTTAACTAACCAATCTCTATTCTCGCTACGAATATCCTTTATTTTTTGATAGATAGTTTGGGCAATATTATTAGCCTTATTATTCAAAATGATTTTGTAATACATTCTATAGAATATGTAAGATATATTACATAGCTTACCCTATCATTTTTTTATAAATATTATATAAATATTATATGAATATATAAATATATATCTATATCTAATAAGTAGTGAATATAATGAATAATATTGTAAAAGGGGTTGTTATGAATAACAAATATTTATTGCTATACAAGGAGTATATGTTAAATAATATGTATCATCTTACAAATAGTAATAATAGAGCACGAGCAAATGTTTGTACGTTATGCTGTGATGATTGTAATGGCTCATGTATTAGTGGCAATAGCAACAAATATAGGCTTGTAAAAATGTTTAAGTATGTTAACGCAAATGCTCAAACTAACGCATTAGCACTTCCAAGTCCTAATGCTCTAACAGTCGTAAAACCGAACTCCCTAACAGTCGTAAAACCTAACACTATGTCGTTGCTCCTATGCTCTAAGCTTTGTAGTGAGAATGTACATAATGATTGTATATGTTTGTAAAACTCATATAAATATAGTATTCTATTATATTATAAAAGTGTACCTGATGTATTTTCAAGGCGAGAATGGATACCTCAACTTATTAAAGGATACACTTGCGGATGGTGAAATCAAGGCTACACGGAATGGTAATGTAATATCTGTGTTTGGTTGTATGATTAACTTCAAAAATATATCAGAGTCTTTTCCACTAATTACATCAAAACGAATGTTTTTTCGTGGAATTGTTGAAGAACTTTTATGGTTTTTAAGAGGTTCTACAAATGCCAACGAATTAAAGCAAAAGAAGATACACATTTGGGATGGGAACTCGACACGCCAGTATTTGGATAGCATAGGACTTGATTATCCAGAAGGTGAGTTGGGGCCAGTATATGGGTGGCAGTGGAGAAAGTTTGGTAAAGAATACAGTAATGGTTATGCGGATGAAGCAGATGAAGATGCGACAGAAGACATTTATAATGATATGGAATATAATGATACAGCGAGTACAGTTACTACAGAGAGCACAGATAGTTCATTCGATTATACAGATACACATAGTATTACTGATACATATACCTATGTCAAATCTAAAGGGATTGATCAGATTAAATATATATTAGAAGAGTTATCTAAAGATAATAATAGTAGACGTGCTGTATTATCTGCGTGGAACCCTGTAGACCTTAAGAAGATGGCTTTGCCTCCTTGCCATATATTATATATTTTTAATAAGAGTTCTAAAGGGCTCTCATGTCATATGACATTAAGAAGTTCGGATTTATTCTTAGGATTACCTTTCAATATTGCGAGCACAGCGCTATTAACACAAATATTGGCACATATCTTGTATATACCAGCGAATGAAATATCGCTATCTATTTGCGATGCTCACATATATGAGGAACATATACCACAAGTTAATAAGCAGATAAGTAGTGAATTATATGATTTTCCCAAAGTTATTATTAAAAAGGATCCTCCATATATTTCGGCATGTATTGATGAAAAGATAAGATGGCTCGAAGAACTTGTATATGAGGATTTTGAACTGTCTAACTATAAATCTGGAGCGCCACTAAGCGCTATTATGAAATAGGGTGATTGAATTAAATATTTATATGGGTTGAATTTTTTATTTTTATGTAGATATATTATAAGTAGATTGATAGAAAATTATGGGTGATAATAACCTTAAAAAATTAAATTTAAATGACGATGAAATAGATTTTTTATTTAATTTAAATAAAAATTTTTTATTTTTTAATTCAAATTTAAATTTAAATATAAAAAATATATATGAAAAAGAAGAAATCACGGATGTCATTTTCGAAGAATTTAAAAGCTTAAATACTAAAGATAGTGATAGATTTAATTTAATATATAAGATTATAACTTCATTAAACGTGATAAATCCCTTAACAATCAACAAAGAAAGATTTATATTTAAATTTGATGATTTTTTTGTATTTGACAAAATCTTCGATGATAACGAGAATAAATACTTAATAAAAAATGTCAGATTTAAAACGATAACGGAAATGGGAATAGAAGAAGAAGAAAAAGAAATGGAAATGGCGTTTGGAACGATTTTATTTAATTTAGATCGTGTTAGTAATATGTATGTAGAATATATAAAAAGTATGCCATCATCAAGTGGAGGAAATAAAAAAACAAAGAAATCTGATAAGTATACAGTTAAGCAATTAAAAACCATGGCATTTGTGTATAATGTTAATACTACCAAGAAGTCGAATGGGAAAATAGTAAATCTTAAAAGTAATGAATTACTAACAAAGTTAAAAAAAAGCAAGATTATATTATAGATATGGTATATAAAAAATGATTTAAGTATTTTATTACTAACTAATATAAATAAAATGAGTATAGAAGAATTTAGACAATTTGGAGGTTCAACACCTGAGCTATCTATAAATGGGTTAAAAAGTTATGGAAGATTAGTCGATATTTATGATGGAGATACTGTAAAAATCGTGTTGCCGGTATTTGATTCTTACTATAAATTTTCAATCAGATTGAATGAGATCGATACATGCGAAATTAAAAGCAAAGATAAGGTTTTACAAGAAAACGCTATTAAAGCCAGAGATAGGTTGTTTGAACTATTAACAAATAATAAGGTTGATGCTGTTAATAGCATTAATGGTAAAAATGATATAAAGAAAGCATTAGACGCTGAGGTTTATTTAGTATGGGTTGAATGCGATAGCAAGGATAAATATGGTAGAATTTTAGCAAATATTTACAAAGATAAAGGAAGCACAAAAAGTGTATCTGAGATATTGATAGAAGAAAAGTTAGCCTATAGATACGGAGGAAAAACAAAGATGACTGATGAGATGATTAAAAAGGAATTGAATATTATTACATAATTTACATTTGATGTATATTATTTACTTATTACTTTACTCTTAACTATAGGCAAACCATAATCAAGCCATCCAGCTACAGGAACATATTTAGTAGGAGATATACCATAGCCATACTTTATTGATACAACATTATATCCCAGTAATTTTAGCAAAGTTAATACCTGACTGCTTGTATGTCCAACATAACAAATTAAAAAGATAGGTTTGTTCTTAGGTAATTTTTTTAAATTATTTTCATCTAAAATATCTAACCAATAAATATTTTTAGCACCTTTAATATGACCCTTGTTATACTCGGATTTACTACGTAGGTCAATTAAATAATACTCCTTATATGCTTTTGGATTTAGATAATATTTATGATAAAAATCAATAGGCGTTATGTAATTCCAGTCATCTTTTGTGCTACGTAAATAGTTTCTAAGAGTTTTATTCATTTTTATATTATATTATGTATCTAATATTTTATCATATTATAAAAAATAAATTACTAATACTATAATACTTATAATTATACTAATAAACAACTATCAAACTTGACGCACCGCACGCCATTTTTTGAACTTATCAACAAATACGCAGGCAAATTTAATGTTGGTTATCGCATTCTTATCACGGAATGAATTCCTTAATAGCTTGCTATCGCTTAAAGTTTGAACTAATGCGATTCCTATACTCGGTTTATTAAGAACATCATCATTATCATATACATTATAAATATCAGGTTCATTCGTTTTAACAATATATAGTACTTTTTCTTCATTATTTAATATATTAGTTGGAGCTGATGCTTGAGCTGATGCTTGAGCTGATGCTGCTACCGATAGTGGCTCTACTACATGTTCTATTACTGTGGTCGCAACAGGTTCCATGCTTTTGAACTCAGTAATATCTTTTGTTTTTCTAACTACATTAATAACTGAGCTTTCATCAAAGTTATATAGTTTAGGTTTATATTTAATATCAAAAGGCCAAATATAGATGCCTCTACATGTATAATTAAGATTACTTGACAATTCCATAATGTTTTCTATAGATTCTTTATACATATTAAAATAACTTTTCACTTTATAATTACAAACATCTATGGTTTTATCTGGTGTATATTGATTCTCTAACATATTATAGATGATCTTTAATCTTTCTGGAAGCATCTTTCGATTTAAATAAACGCCCTCATAGCATATAATATCGTTTATTAGGAAAGTCCAGCTATTGTCTTTACATTTCACCATCTCGCCATCAAGCAAAGTATTTTTAAATAGTTTCTTGTCAAATAAACCTCTTCCAAATATAATTCGAGGTCTCTGATATCCAGGATGGATCTTTTTATCTATAAAATACATGGTTTCTATATTATTATAGAGTGTGAAATAGAGATAATATCTATTGCCATTCGAACGTAAATTCATCAGGTGATTAGATAATATAAAATTAACGTTGTTATTATCAAGATTATGATGATGCCTTTGTAGGATTTTAATATTATAAAGCGTCTTCATCTGGTCTAATATAATATCCTTGTGATCATTACTTTTAATATTAAAGGCAACTCTGTCAGAGAAACTTATAATACCTTGCATATTACTACTAACTATTTATAATATAAATGAAACTATTAGTTATATCATTTTTTGTTTTCAATATGTATATTTATATGTATA